ATAATTTGGGATCCTAGAAAGGATTCTGATTTACCTAATCTAATAGTTTTGAAAGAAGATTTAGTTGTTGAAAGCCCTATTGATGTTTGTATCATTGAACATGATATTAAGGTGGGTATGTTAACTACTTTCTTGTTCAATTGTAGATTCGCTTATAGTTATTTGGGAAAGGATAAGAGTATCCCTTTTACCATAGGGTCCAAGTATGAATGAATTGGTTAAGTTGATTAAGGGTGCTTTTATTGATGCTAGTATTAGCATTCTTAAAGAAGTGAAAGAGCAAGATAATAAACCTAAGAAGAGACAGAAAAAGAAATGATTGTTTATGATTTTAGATGTATGGTTTGCGATAAAGAAACCACCATGAGACTTAATGCTTCTAACAATATTAGGGTTGGAGAGTTGTGTGGTTTGTCGGCAGGTGAAACCCCTGATGATTTTTATTGTGAATGTGGTGCAAATAACTGGAAGAGAATTTGGGGAGGTAAGAGTGCAACCTTCAAGATCAACATGAGGGGTATTTCGATTTAAAAAATGAACTATGAATATTTTCTAATTGAAAGCTATATTGATTACCAGTTTAAGAAACATGGTGTAGAAAGGTTTAATTCTAAACTGATTACTTTAGTTTTTGATTTAGAAAGTGAAGAAGCTGATTTGGCTTTTGATAGTCTTGTTGCTGAAGGGAAGTTAGAACCTTTATTTTCTATCAGTTGTGAAAAAGGCCATTGTCCTATGGCCGTTATTTCAGATTTAACTTTTGTTAATTGGTCTAAGTTAGAATGTGCTTTTTGTGAAGAACATAAAGAGTTTGGCGAAGTACTGATCGAAATGGAATACATAATACCAAGAAGAAGAAAGGTATAAAGGAGTGGATAGTGACTTGGTTGGTTATTATTGTGTGCATAGTATGTTCTAGTTTTGTTTTATGGCGCCAGGGTAAGACGTTGGCTGAACTTGTAAAACAACTAAACTCCGAAAAGGATGCCAATTCTTCTTTAAGACAAAAGGTTTCTGATGTTAGTGGTGGCATGAGGGATTCTTTAAGAGAGATGCAAAACTTTTTGGGTACTCAAGACAGACAATTAAGCAATCTCCAAAGCCAGTTAAAAGATGTTCCAACCAAAACTCTTAATGTTATCCAAGGTTCGGTGAATACAACTAGCGGTAAGATGGGTGAACTTATTGGTTTTTTAAAGCTTAAGTCAGATTACGATAGATTGATTCCTATTAATGACATAGTAGATTTCTTAGCTATTAAGTTTCCAGATGAAAATAGCCTTGGTTGTATTGAATTTATGGATGTTAAGACTGGTAAGAATGCCAGACTTAATGATGATCAAAGAAAACTAAAACAGATGATAGAAGAGAACAAAGATTGTATTTCTTTTACGGTGGTGAATATTAAAGCAACATGAAAGCATCTATAAATGAGTTAGTGGGTTTTTCTTTTTGTCCTAAATTCTATGAACAAGGTGGCCATGTGGCACCTTTAACGGATTATGCACTTCTTGTTAGGCAAATAGTTGAGTTTGCTTTTAGGCATGATATGGAATCTGGAGGAAAGTTTTCTTGGGCTAGATTTGAGAAGAAATGGAAGTCTTTATGCGAAGCTTCTGTTGTTGAATTCACTCAGAAAGAATTTAACCAATCAATATTACTTTTAACCAAATTGTATGACTGGTATACTGATGTAAATGGAGAAGTTTTAGCCGTAAATTATAGCATGTCTTCTTCTTTAGTTTACGGTCATCAACTTGTTTCTGAAATTCCAGTTGTTATACAAACTGCTGGTAAAGTAGATCTGGTTTTTATTTTGAATAGTACTCTTAATGAAAATCTTTTGTTTGTTGAGCCTTCTGTTCGTTATACGAGTGTTGTTTTAAATGAGGATTTACCTGTAAACAAGATCTATGTTCTTGCAGTTGGCCCTATTCGTTTGCTGTCTGCGTTAGAGATGAAGCCTACCAACCGATATTTTGAATCTGCTTTATTAGATTTTGCTTCTGTTATGCAATCTATGCAGATTAAAACTACATATCCTAATACGAGTTCTTGTATTACATGCCCTTTGGTTTCGGTATGTGAGGCGGTTAATGTTAGATGAAAAAAGGTGAATCATATAGAATTTTTCCAGGTGTTAAGGGTAGCATCTGGAACGAAAGTGATTTAGAACATATTAAAGACTTTGTTTGGTATTATCGTTATGAGAATTCTGATGATGCCAAATGGTTAAAGGGTGTAAAAGAAGTCTTCGGTATTTCGGGAGACATGATTGCTTTGTTAGATATGTATAAAGATTTAGGTATTCTTGATTGTGAGATTTGTATCTGTGCCTATAAGGATGGGCCAGTAGTTTGGAGAATTCCTCCTACATCAATTAATAGGCCAATATCGGTGTGGAATAATGTCAAAGTTATCGGAGCAAGTTAAAGATTTAATACTTAATATTTTTGGGATAGATGTAAAGATCCAGTCTGAGTTTCATTTAGGTGAAGGGCTTAGGCTGGATTTTTATTTGCCAGATTATGGTCTTGGAATAGAGTAGATTGCTCCTTCTATAAGAAATTATAGTCGAATAATCCAGTGAATTCAGAGGAAGTCTGTTATTGCGAGGTATACAACATTTAGTTTATGGAGTATATCTAATGAATTGTTTAGAGTGTAATAAAGAATTATTTGGTCATGGTAATAAAAAACGTTGTTTTGAATGTAAAACTATTTTTGAGTTAGAGCGTAAACGTATTTATTCTAGAAAAATCTATAGTGAAAAGCGTGAGCAAAAGCTAAAGATTCAGCTTTATAGATCGTGTAAAACTTGTGAAACAAAGATTGATAAGCATACTAGGAATGTATACTGTTTTTTTTGTGCATCAGATAGAAAAAAAGAAAGAGAATCTGTTGAAAAGAAAAACAGAAGAAAAAATTTTACTGATGAAGAAAAAACTGAAATTCGTTTAAAAAGGCGGAAAAGAAGAGCTTATCTTAAATCTAATGGTTTGTGCACAGAATGCGCTCAGCCTATTACTAATTTTGTAAAATGTGATGGATGCTTAGTTAAAGAGCGATCACGTTTAAAAAAGTATAGGCGTCAAAAAGGTGTTAAGCCGCTGGGGCAGTCCGGAGCAGAAGACTATGTTTTTAATCTTTTGGCAAATTTAGTTAATAGAGAACTTGTTTTTAGGAGACATCGTTCCTTAATTAAGAATCTTGTAACTAATTGTTTTTTAGAATTAGATTTTTGGATACCATCGATTAATTTTGCTATTGAGGTTGATGGCCCTATACATAGGATAAAAGGCCTTTATGGTGATGAAAGATATTTTTATCAAAGAGAAAAAGATCTAATTAAAGATGCTTTTTGTTTGGAAAATGATATTTATTTATTGCGTTTAGATACTTCACAGCCTTATTGGCTAGATGAAAAACAATTGCAGAAAATTCTGAGCCAAGCCATCAGAAGAGTATCAAAGTAAGATGGAAGGTGCAACGCATAGTAGTTGAGGAACTCATCCAATAAAACTACCACGAGCGCTGGACGCCCTAACGTAGAGTCGAGGGCGATGATATATGCTGAGCTATATGGTGACATATAGAAACTAGAGATAAAAAACTTTAGTGATAACAAAACTGGTCATGGAAGACAGCATAGGGAATTTGTTGAGCACTTCCATAAAGATCAAGGTGGGTTTTTAGCTTCTAAGCATAGGGATAAGCGGAAAGAGGACCTTTGCGTTGAGCAAGGTATCAGTTTAATTTGTATTTGGTTTGATGATGATTTAACTGATATTGTTTCTTTTAAGGATAAATGCTTAACTGCTATAAAGGAAAATACTTCAGATAATTGGGTTAGATATAAGAGAAGTTGTTGGCGATGTTCTTATGAACTATATAAAGAAAGTAGTTACTATCAAGAGAGAAAAGAGTTAGCTAAAAGTATTAGAAAGGAAAAATATCAGTTAGCTAAAGCTTATAAAAGAAGCCTAGGGGATGAGAATGATATTGATTGATTATGAGGTTCTTGGTAGACCAATAGCTCAACCCAGAATTAAAGCCGCTAGGCGTGGTAACCTTATTAAGATGTATACTCCTAATGATAATAATGTTAAGGAATATAAACAAGCGGTTAGAGAGGGTTTTGAAAATGCTCTTGGAAAGATTGCTGTTGAGAAGAAGGTTGCTTTCCCTCATCAGGGATTAGTACAAGTTGGGGCTCATTTTTATTTTCCTCGGCCGGTAGGTATGATGCAGGAAAGACTCGGCATGGATCCTATCCATCATTTAGCAAAGCCTGATATAGATAATGTTTTAAAAGCTATGCTTGATGCATTAACTGGTATTGCGTGGAAGGATGACAGACAAGTTTGGTTTATGGATTGCCGTAAGTATTATGCCGGTGTGATGCGAGATGAGGACAATAAAAAAGTTTCTTGTCCTCCAAGTACTAAGATTTATTTGAGTTTTTATAACGAAGTAATCTAAAATGTAGATGGATGGTGTAGCGAGGAGAGCTGTTCTTGGCCCTTGTTACTGAGAAAGAAAAAGCCCTTGGACGTAAGATCCAAAATGAAGATATCGATCTTATTAATATCTTGTGTTATCAATATATTAATGGAGAAGCAAAAGAAAAGCGTTATGCTCAAGCTCAGATATTAGAATTCTTTGATGGGTATTTAGAGAAATATGTAAGTTTATTTCTTGGGGCACCTATCGATTTAAAGAATTATGATACTAGAGTTTTTCTTGGTTTGTTCTTAAGTGGGCGCCCAAAAACATTCGCTAATTTCATTCATCAACGTAATTACATTGTTCATTCAGCACGAGGACTTACTAAAGAAGATCTGAAAGCTGAATTTACGCTTATCTTTTTAACTTATCTTAGTAGGTACACAATCCATGAAGGAGTAGATGCTTCTAATCCTTTGACTAAGATGTTTAGATTTAGATTAAAAGATTGGTTTACAAAGTTTGTAAGAGATCCATTAAATAAGAAAGTAAGTTTTTCTGATTGCCAAGAAGATGAGACTTATGGAGATCCTATGGATTTCTTGATCGATATGCATAGTTTAACCGATGAAGATCCAGAGTTAATTAAAACTGATTTTGATCTTAACTGGGTTATGTCGCCGATAGAAACAATTTATAAGAGGTTAACTGTATATGAAAGGTATTTGCTTTCTTTAGTTTATAGAGAAGGTTTGTCCGTGGTGGCGATTGGAGAAAGGTTACAACGAGATAAAGATACTATTAAGAGACATTTAAATAGTATCCATAGTAAATTGCAGGAATATTATAATAGTGGAAAGGAAAGAGACTGAAATAGATTTTAGTGATAGCTTAGTGGTCGTTGAGCCTGACATAAGATTGGATTTTATTGTCGGTCAAAAAGAGGCCATAGAAGCTTTAAGAGACTTAGTTAATCAAGTTTCTTTCCCAGGTATTTTTGAATCTTGGGCAGTAAAGAAACCTAATGCTATTGCTTTAACTGGGCCACCCGGAACGGGTAAGACGGCCAGTGTTAGGGCTTTAGCTAACGAGATACAATGCCCGTTAATGGAACTTAGTTATGAAGATTTAGCTTCTCATTTGTATGATGATGCAATTTCAAAACTAAGGGAATTTAAAGCTTTAGCTGCTAAGGTATCTAAAGAACATGGGCATGTACTTATCTTGATTGATGAAGCTGATATGCTTTTTCAAGATAGAACAGAAGCCAATGCCCATAGTGGTGATAAGAAAAAGACTAACTTTTTTATTAAATGGATTGATGGTGGTTTAGAAGATTGTGAAAACTTTACTATCATTGCTACTTCAAATGTCTGGGAAACTGTTGATAAGGCTTTGAAAAGGCCTGGCAGGTTTAAAGAAATTAAGTTTCTTCCTTTGTTACCTGAAGATGTTTTGATAGTAATGGATAAGCACATGAGATTAGCTGAGAACCGAGTAAGTAGAAAGCTTTTTGATTTTAGTCCTTATGATATTTCTATAAGCAAAGTGAAGTCTTTGACTGGTGCTTCAGTCAGGGACATAGTGGAAAATTTATTGTTGAATAAAGCTAGAGAGCATTTTGCATTAGCTAATGACAATAAAGACTTAAGTCTAGCAGATGTTTCTTTGATTTCATTTAATGATTTTTCAATAGGACTTGAGTCGCATATTACTGATGTAATAAAAACGGAGAAAAGAATTGGTTTTTAATTTAATGCCTATTGTTGAAAGGGAATTAACTAGAAAAAGGCATCCTACTGAAAGAAGAAATCCTACTTTATATCCTAGTTCGGCTTCAGTTAAGCTGGCTAATGGCAGACAGATAGGTGGTTGTTGGAGGGCGGATTGGTATCGGATACATGATGTGCCTGATTCTGACCCAAGCAATCTATATATTAAATTGTCACACATTTTAGGCAATGCTGTTGAGAAAGCTATTATCGAGGGTATGAAGCGAGCAGGTATCTATGAACACGAAGATGTTCGGGTCTATGTAAAAGATTTTAATCTTTCGGGTAAATTAGACATTGTTGGGCGTTATAGAGCAGACGATAGCAGCACTAGGTACTACGGCACCGAAGCAAAAAGTTGTTGGGGTCAGGGTGCTTTAAAGCATATTAAAGGTAGAGCTAGACCCTGGAAAGGACAGCCTGCATTTCAACCGAAACCAAAAGATAGTGCTTTGATGCAGACTATGATTTACCTTTGGGAGTGTTCTGAAGGAAAAGGAACTGACTTTGTTCTTGATTGGTTCCAGTTGATTTATATTCCTCGTGATCAAACAGGCATGTATAGGGAATATACAGTTACTCTTGTAGAAATTGATGGTAAGCATTATGCCAAGTTAGAGACTGAAGATTTCCTTCCATATATTGAAAAACGTTTTTCTGTAGAAGATATTTATGCTTCAACTGAAGAAGAAATGAGATATATTAATGAAGGGATTATTCCCGAAAGAACTTATAAGAGATTTTATTCTGAAGAAGAGATTGAGGCTTTGCGTGATGAAGAAGAAATAGGCAAAACTGCCTATGAAGATTGGGTAAAAGCAGGTAAGCCGTTAGCAAGTCTTAAAGATACTCCTGGCCATTTCTTGTGTCAGTCTTATTGTGAATATAGAAGTTTTTGTTATTTGAGGAATGGCAAACCAAATCCTGAAGCTGATTTGGTTGGTATTCGTGAAGGAGCTTTGAATGGCTAATAAGAAGAAAGAAAAAGCGATCGTTTTTAAGCCCTCAGAAAAAGGGACCCTAGGTGACCCTATAGAAAAAGATTCCTCGGAGCTTAAAATGGATCCTGGGGCTTTTGGTGAGGGGTTTGAATCTGGTCCTGTGGAAGCCTCGGTTGCCGAGGATGAAGAGGAACAGGTTGTATTTCGAAAAGATTTTGATCTTGGAGTTAATTTTTATGAAATTGGCGACGGGTCTGAGATCCGAGTCAAATTCGCAGAAGGGAAGAAATGGGTCGCTGATATACTAGAACCATTTGCTATCAAGACCACTAAAGAAGGTGGTAAACATTATAAGGTTGAACTCTTCTACAAACAAGGTGAAGAGCCTTATAGACAGATGGATTCCCTACATGGAAAGACAATAGCCCTTATTACTGGGAAGGACGAAAAGACTGGCAAGTCGGTAGGCAAGGTCTTTGAGAACCTTCGCTGTGTAGCTAGGTTCTATGATTCGATTGAAGGTTATCCAAATATAAAATTTGTTAAGTATATTTGTAGTACTCCTCCAGTGCAGCACTGGCGAGGGTTCCTTCCAGGTGAGACCTATAATATTAAGTGGGCTGGTGTTGCTAGTTCAGAAGACCTCAGAGCTAGCTAAGGTTAGCGACAATCCCTTCTAAAGTTGTTACTTGACTCTTGAGAGTAGCAACGTCTGTTTGTAAATCCCCAATATCTGATTCTACTATTAATGAAATTTGATTTAGTTGTCGTGTAGAAACGAGATTGGCGATTAGTCTTTCTATCTGTTCAATTCTTGTTGTTAATGAATTTAGAGCAGATTCTAGTTCTGTTAGTGTGGCTGCCATATAAGTACTTCCTCCTTATGGTTGTAAGTCTTCGGTATTTCCTGTTGTTTCTTGTTTTGGTTTTAGAATCTTTGCAAACATGGAAGCACTTATTGGTAAAGCTGCTCTTGTAGCGTTTATGCCGCAGAAACCTAGAGCTAACGTTACTATTGAACTCGTAATAATATCAAATAGTGAAGTTGGCCAAATGACCCAAGCCCAAGTTACGCCTAGAATAGAAATGATAATTATTGATAAGAGTACTATAAGAAATTTTCTACTCTTAAAACCATTATCAATTAAAAATTTTTGCCATGACATATTGTTTACTCAATAGGGAGTGGATTTCGTCTACGTTTTCTTGGCCTAATTGAATCAGCTAAAGGAATATCCTGATTGTTTTCAGAAGAAAGTTCTTCTTCTGAGCCAAGTTCTGGTTGATCCTCTTCTTGAAGCTCTCTTTTAAAATCAGAAGATTGTAAATTATCAAGATGAAAAGTAATCAGGTCTTTTTCATCCTGAGGATGGATCTCTGGTTCTTCTGGTGCTGGTTCTAGAATTGGTTCTGGGATATGAACTGGTTCTTCTTTTTTAGCTGGTTCGGCCGAAGGTATTTCTAGCTTTGGGGTTGGCTGAATAGAAGTAGGTTCAAAAGAAACCTGTGAAGCCCTAGGAGCTGGTCTACTAAATTTGGCAGTTGGTTTTGGCGATTTGCCTAATACGATTATGTTACTCATCTTGATTTGTCCTTTAAACTACTGTGAAGTGGAAGTCGAATGGCAAGCCGGAAGAAGCTGTCATAACATCCCAGGCAGAGGTTATCGTATTCCAGAAGTATGGTTTGACGATAAAATAATCAACTGATTGGCTAGTAACAGCAAAATGAATTAATTTTGTGCAGTTGCCACTTCCACAGGTGATGGTATAATCATCATTTGGCAAAGAGGTTAGGAATCCTATCTTGACTGTACCTGCATTTATATCTATTTGTGATATAGCTTTCCCGGCCCCATCTAATCCTACATTGTACATATCATAAGCCATAGGTGTGGTAATTGTTACGGGGTCTCCAACGAAAACTGGATCCAAAACCAACTTACCTTTGCACTTGATAATATTGTCACGATAGAGAGCAGTGATTTCGGGTTCTCCACCTCCAAAGATCCCTGCTGTACTGCGTGTTGGCGCATAGCCGGTTAGTTCTAGACTTCCAGTTTCAAAGTTTAATCCATCAACACTCCCAACTGAGCCCTGGAACCCTGCATCAGAGTACTTGCCGGTTAATCCAACTGCTCTGCCTAATTCAACTGAGTTAACAGTTATGGTAAGAGGGACAAGTGGAGAGTCTAAATAGGTTGTTGTGCCGGCAGTGATAAGGATATCATCTGCTGAAGTAATTTCTAATGGGGTAACTGCTTCAATCTTTGAAGCGAAAGATGCACCATCTTTATAGGATTCAATTGCAAGATGAGGAACGCCACCATTGGCTACGGTTTGTCTTCCAATATAAATCTGACCTAATTGTTCAACTGTGTCTGCTGTTTTCTTGCCGATATAGATTGCTGCTTCTGCTGGAGTGGTTATATTCCCAGTTTTCTTTTCAAAATACATGAATTTGTTAGCTGGAGTTAGATTGCGGCCTGAAAGTTCAAGACTTATTATGTCATCAACATCAACTGTGCCTGACCAGGCTGTTTCCAAGAACAGGGCGTCAAGAACTACCGGTAATTCTCCGGATGGAGTTTCTGCTTGACAAGCTATGGTCCCATAAATGTTTAGAGCGTTAATATCTCCATCTAAACAAGTAAGAGTAACTGGGTCGCCTTCATCAACACTTATCAATGAGCCATTTTCATAAGCAATATTGAGAGTAGTAAGCCCTCCCCCTGCAAATACTGCTGCATCTAAAGCTAGTAAAGCTTCTACAACGTCAGTTTCAGCAATTAGATAATTGCTTCCGACAAAGAGGGGTGAAAGGTTTATGTAGCCATAGCTTTCTGCTTCTACACCGATAAGAGTCCTAACTCCTACATCTCGTTGGTGTAAAGAATATTCTGCTTGTTTCGCCGGGGCGTTATCAAAGTTGTTAGCATTGTAAGTAGCACCTTGAGCAATGCCTGATACTGTATCTCCGGCTAATTGTAATATCCAGTTGCGTAATTCAGAATCGTCATATGCAGTAGCTCCAAGATCAAGGTCATCTAAGATGTCCTGTTGCCTATCTACTTTTGCTAGAACTTTTTGGTAACTATCCAAAAGGACTTCTTTGATTGTTTTTGGGCGGGTGCCGTTATGAAGCAATCCATTGTAGACCTGAGGCGTAGCGGCCATATCCATATACAGCTGAGAACCATCAAGCCCATTTTCGATTGGGTCAATTGCAGAAGTTCTACTTGCAACAGTTTGTTTTGTTCTGCCGCCCGGCAAAGAACTTAGAAGTGGATAGATGTTTTCATTCCACTGTAAGCTCATATCCGTAAGGTCAGAGATGACTTCTCTAAAGCTATCTGTGACCTGGGACATATCATTTAATCTTGGGCGAACAATCGATCTCTGTGATAATCTTTTAAACATTATTGTGCCAACTTAATTTCATAGCCCTCTAGAGCGGCTGTTCTTAGTGGGTTTGTTGTTCTGAAGATTGCCTTTAGAACAACTCCTTCTGCAAAGTCTGCTGATTTGGTCTCGACCAGAAAGTCTTCCCTTGGTAATTCATCTTGGTATTGCTGCCATTTCACCATTACTCTTTGAGTTTCTGAAGCAGTATTTACTACTGAGAATCTGGAGTAATCATCATTGGTGGTATTTGATTCAAGATCAGTAGGAGAAACTTTCTCTAGTAATTTAGAAGCATATCTAGCTACCCCAGTATATTTTGGTTTTAAGATGTCCTGGTTAAATATCTCTGAGTAGTCAAGACCTTCTATGATCAATTTATGGTTATAAGGGTACAAGTGATCAATAACACTATAACTATTATCCAAAACTTCATCATCTTCTAAGCCACTTGCCCCAAATGCCCTTTGGTTTCCTGTGAACCGTTTGGTGGCTTCATTAAAAGAAACTACTCCATAAAGGCCTTTTAGGGATGTCCAGTTAGTAGCTGGGGTGCTGACGAAATGGTTTCCTTTACTCAAGCGAACTTTTCCAGAAACCCTAAGGCCGTCAATATCTAATGGGCGTTCACCAAAGTCAAAAATCTTCCCACCTTGGTCAGAAACATAAACATATGTTTGGTAATGAGTTCCGGTAAAGAACCAACCGTCTTCTGTGGCAAGTTGGTCGTTCTGCCTTGTTAGATAGTACCGAGTTTTATCCCCAACATTTCTCCAAACTTTAGATACTGAGGTTACGTCTGTATCCAAAAGCTTATTAGCTTTGTTCGTGCTCGCCGCAAAGACAGGAGGGGTTATATCTATATTCTGAGAACTTAGAGAAGTGGAGAGAGAGTCAACGACTAGAGTTGAAGCGCCATCAATATCTCCTCTTGTTAATGGAACTATCTTTTGGAATTCGCCCTCAACTAAGTTGCCTCCATCAGGAACTAAGAATGCTATCTGGTATTCGATTTGTGTATCTCCAGGGACATCCTCACAAACTGCTGATAAGGCTACTTGGGTAAATTGCTGACGTTCACCATCTTCATCTAGAAGAGTAAGCTGAGAAGAAACTAGTTCAGTTTCTTCAGCATAACGAGCTAGGGTTCCATGAACAACTAACTCTCTAATGCCAAACTCATAAATGAATTTGTGGGTACCTAGTCCGAGTCTGCTGTGAGTGTCGCTGGTCATGATCAATCTTAGGTTGGTCATATTCAGTGGTTCAAATAAGAAAAGAGTTGGGCCTTCAATCCTTCTAGCTGGTGATGCAACAGGAAGATCGTTCCATATAATACCGTCCTCAGAGTATTGAACCAGTACTAAGAAAGAGTTGTTGGTGATATATGGGTTAAGGATTATCTTTGTCGCCTCGACTGGAGCAGCATACTGTTCTATAACAGGGGCAAAATTAATCTGAATTTCAATGCTAGCAGGAATAGGCTGTTCAGAACTCACAGTATATATCCAAGGAGTGTTGGAATCTGAAAGCATATCAGTAAGCTGGCTGTTAGTAGTGCCAGGTGAACGAGAAAGTCTTGGATCTAATGGAGTGACCTGGATGTTTGTATTTTGGATAGCAGATAAGTCTGTAGTCTCAGTAACTGGAACACGGTCAGTTAAATACCCGCCGTAAGCTGCTTGGCCTGTCAGGTCGATAATAGCAGTAGTCCTTGTTTGATCTACCTTGCTCTTGTCGATAAAGCTGTCTCCGACATAATCCAAGAAGCCTTCAGTCCTGTTTGTGACAAGAAGTAGCCTATTAATTCTGGATAGAAGCTGAGCAATTCTCTTCTCAATGTTCAATAGCTTCAGCTGCACTCTATCTGAAACTTCAATAGCACTCTTTTCAATTGCCGTATAAAGATCATAAAGCATATTCAGATCTGATATCATTGTATCAAAGATCTGATTTGTTTTGCTGGCGCTAGAGTTTTCTAGATAGTTAAACTGAGGGACTGAAGGCTGAACATGAAATGGTAAGGTTATGTCTTTGTCCTCCAGCTTAGTCCGGAGAGACTTCTGTAAATAGTCAGCGGTTGGGACTAAGCCTTTATGCAGAGATTCTAAAAGAATATCTTTAGTTACTTCTTCTAATCTTGCTTGTGAGATGTTCATAGACTTTCTAATGTTCCTAGTCTTGGGTCAATCGTAATCCCGATAATATCAATGTCTCTAATTACAGGACTATAGAACTGTTCCAACAAAGAACCATCGACACTTGCCCCAACCTTAGCATCGTATCTAGCCAACAGGCGATTGTAAGCAGGTCTGCTTCTTAGCCTTTCAGCATATTGGTTCATAAAGTATGGAGTGATTTCAATGGTGTTTTGGGCGGCTGTAAAGTCCAAGCCTTTCTTTAATTGGATGCCACGACCATAATGCAGTTCTAATTTTACAACAGAATATTGCAAGGTCCCTATTGGGAATGTTCCCCCTTCTGGCAAATAAAGTTGGTTCTCCTTGTAATCAAAACTAAAGAACCCTGTTAGATCTTCCAAACCAAGATTCTGGAATTCTTGAGCCCCATCTATGAAAGCAATTTCTACTTCTAATGCTAAAGCAAGATCGCCTATGTTATCCACCGCTTTTAAGGATCCTTTTATAACCCTTGGCACATAGAGAAGGTTTAATACCCTTCCCGCTAATACTTCTTCAATATCATAAGTTTTTATTGTTGGGGTGGCCAAAGGCGAATCAACATAGATTGCGTTTTCCACATCTGAGTATCTCCAGCAATCTTCTGTCAATTTCTTGTATGGTGCATAAGAATATCTATAGACGATGTCAGGAGAAGACTCCGTGTTAGCTGGATGAAGGTAGAGGAAGCCAGTGTCAGAGTCTGCTGAATAAACATATTCATCATCTTCTAAATCCAATTCAGTAAATTCTTTGGAGCCATTTAAAAATAATATCTGGTTTCCTACTGGATGCAATTCATTTGAGTAAGTACGTTCTGATGAGCTAAGAGAAATAAAAGTTGTCTCTCTATGCTCGTCAGGAATTTCTATTTTAGCTATTCCAGGACCTGCTCTCTTTTCGGCAATCTGGCGTTCTTCAATGAAGAAGATTTCAGTTGAACCTTTGATCTTGTCTGATTGATGACTAAGTTCTATTTTGTAAGGACCAGTTCCAGATACAATTGGCAATTTATCTGGATGAAACATTAGGTAAATAGAAGTACCTGATGCGGGTAAGCGTCCGCTCAGTCCTTGGCCAATTGGCTTTCCATCTCCTAGAATGATTTGAGGTGGGTTTGTGGTATCGTCATAAAGGTAAGCCTTATGGGTATTGCTAGTGAATGTTTCAGCCCAGATCCAGATCTCGTTGTCAACTAATAGGTTGTTGTTAAAAGGCTCTATTGAGAAAGGTAATTTGAATGTTTGTGAATTGCCCAAAGATCCAGTGGCTTGTCCTAAGAATAGAGGCTCTGCACTATAACCGACTGCACCTAGCCCAATCTGAATGGCCTCAACAAAAGTCTCTGGGGTATTATCTAAGAAGTACTTTGTAGATGCTTCAGTTGTTAAGGGAAAGACTTTCTCTACTACTTCTAATTTGTCTTCAGCTGTACTTCTTGAGCCTTGAAAGGCTTCTGAGTTTCTCTTTATCTTACCTTTTAACGCCACTCTTGCTGTTGGAACTTCTAAGATATAAGCTTCATCTATAAGAGTGTTCTTAGATTCTAAAGGGCTGATTTCTGTCCAGGTGTCTTCTCCGTCAGTTGAAATTGAATAAGTAATGGTTGCGTCTTTATCTGTAAATGGTTTGGCATTATGAAGGATGCCTATTGCTCGAACTGGATTGTTAAAAGTTCCAGGAGCTAGACTAAATTCTCCTTCACTGTCAAAAGGAATCTGTAATGCTTGGACCTCTCGTAAAGCTATTACTGCGCGCCAAAGAATATTTCCTCTTTCATTTCTAATTGGATAATATTTATCTTGTTCAATAGTGACTACGATAGCTCTAGCTAATTTGGGTTCAAAAGTAAAAGCTCCATAACCTGCATATTTAGAACTTGATGGAGATAAAGTAAAGACTTCATCAAGAGATACCCAGTCGAGATTGGTAACATCCTGGGCAATAGAGACGAGTCTTTGGCCTACGTCTACTTGGATATTTTTTATCTTTGGCCAGGTGGGCGCACCAATCAATGCAGGGATAACTTTAATATGGTTTATAACTGTTGGTTCTTTAAAGTCCAAGCGTAGAGCTAATGTAAGCTTCTCGCCGGAATCCCTCATCACCTTTTCATATTCAAACCAGGTATGGATGTTGCTGTCATATATGGTGTCAATCGAAGCATGGCGTTGTCTTGTCTTATCGTGGTTGTTGCCAGGAACGCCATTGCTTATATCCAGTATTGTTGTAGAAATAATCTCAGGGATTTTGATTTTGCCAGCGGAGAATGGAAGCGTAATAGCTCCTTCTTCTTCTATGTAAGTAGCAACGAATTCTGAATCAGGAACTCTAAGCTTAGTCCCATCCGTAAAAGAGTAAGCAATGTGCTCATCACTTGAAAGTGAATCGGCAGCATACAACTTTAAGCTAGCAATCCTATCACGTAGAGTCTTGAGAAGTCCTATCGTGTTGTTTTCTTTGATTGAGGTTATATTGTAACTTGCTCTTAAGGTTTCTGAAATGTTCTCACTGATATTTGAGAGGATTTGTAAATCCTCTTCTATATTTCTTAAAACTTCATCCAGTGGCTCTGGTTCTGCAATTTCTCCTGGGCGGATTTTTGGGGGTTTGGCGATAGGCTCAACATTCTCAGCTTCAAGGGCTATGAGGGCATTCCTGCGGGAAGCGACTTCGCTACCTAGGAGTTCGACATCGCTAGGCAATAGAACACGCTTAGAAAGCCTCTCCGCTTGCTCTTGGAGGATTCTTGAACCTTCAATTGGTTGGATTTTATCGATCTTCATTAGCCTACCGAGAAGACATATTTGTCTAATATAGAAGTCATTTCGTCAGTGCCAGTTCCCCTCATGATAATAATGAGGTTAGCTTCTGACCTTACTGCTCTTGAAGAAGCAGGGCGTGTTATGTCTATCGTATTATCTGGGTTGTATCTTACAAGTTCTGTAGCATCTGTAAATGGTATTTTAGTTTGGTCTTGGTGCCAGGGGATATACTCTGCGATATACTCATGTTCCTCTTGAAAGCCTCTATCTACTGTCAGTATCGAACCGATTGTAACTACTCCAGGAACATCGATTGTATAATCTGCATCTCTAAGCACTAAGGTCCCATCTCTATAAAGCCTTAAGCTTGCATCATCATCTGCCATCTCGTGATCAACAGTAAAGTTCAATCTAGCTTTTCCATTGTGCTGTATATATATCTTTTCTCTTATCGTTTCCATTCCTACAGGCGCAATTGGCAATAGCTGAGAAACTATGTTGTTGCTATCATCGATTTCTCTAAAGTGCACCCAGTATTCAAGAGTCGGCAATGGGCTTGTGATTGGATCTAGTTCGGCTTCGTTTTCATCTAAACCGATGTTTGTGTTTTGTGTTGTTTTAAGATGGAGTTTAGATATCTTGTCAGCAGATAAAGTCCTAGAAACATAAACTCCTTCTTTAAGATAACTTGTTTCCCCAACTGAAATATTATCTAGCCCAAAAGTATAACGATATTTTTGGACGTTACCTGCATTCAATTCAGGAACTAGAACATCATTTTCTTGTTTAAATACTAAGACTAAGGACTGTGTTTCAACTGGGTTAAAATGGACCATCGCCTTGTCAGCTAAAGAAACCCCATCAGTTGGGAGATTAATTGCATAAACTTTAGCAAGTGAATCAACATAGTATAGTTCAGTTAGTTTTTGGTTATATTCATTTGCTGGATCAATGGTAATGTAATTAGCAGTTCTTGGTCTTCCAAGGTCAAGTAATAGGGTCATCTTTGCCCCGCCAGAAACTAACTGGTTGACAGTGAACATCCGAACAAAGGTGGTATCGTATTGGCCATCGATCAGATTGCTTATTTCACCAGTTACTATTCTATTTGATGGAGTGCTGGGAGTGACGCTGCCGGGGAGAACAAATTGCTGGTCATTATCTCTGATATCTCTTGTTGTGATTTCTTTTATTGCAGTTGGGCGGTGAGCTTTTCTTATGTCAATTGGCAAGGTAAGTCCGCCAACAGAAACATCAACTACCATCTCTGAAGCTGGGCCATATTGATGATTGGTTTTTGGATCAATATACAAGAAGGAAGCTAGAGGATGATTTCTAGTTAGGCTGTTACTGCCAGTTCTAAAGTTTTCGATAACTGCGTCTTTAAGACCAGCAGTATTGCTTAATAAGAGTTCTAGAAGTTCTACTTCAGTTTCTGCTTCAGCTAAAGCTGCTGAGAGTCTAAAGATGATATCTTGTTCATAGATTCTTGTTTGTAGATCTGAAAGCTCAGCAATTAAGTCTGCTTCTGTAAAGAGGGTTTCAAGATCACCACCAATGATTCTGAACATATAGTTAAAGAGTTCAGAGGATCTTCTTTCGCCATCAAGAATAGGATAAGCAGCAAATTGAGCATTGTAATCCGATTCTAACAAAGAGGTAAGACGACGTACAAACTCTTCTCTGAATTGCTGAGGGGAGCTGTAAAGGATTCTGTTTTCCTGGCGCAGTAGCTCTTTCTCAATACTCCTGGCTTGGAGCTTGGGCATTGTAGAAATGAACTTGTCTAATATCTTACCCATTAGCACTCACCTTCGGGCAGTAGGATGTCGACCAGATTGAAGTTAACTTCTTCTGCAATAATGTCTAACAGGAAATGATATCTTGCTGCTTTGGATATTTCCTTATTAGAAGCTAAAGGAGTTGTTATTCTGATGCCTAAGCTAACCCTATCGCCTAATCTAACGTAGCCACCTTGATGCCCTACATATTCTAGGTAAGACCATTCGGCATCGCCAGTACCAGACTTAACCTGGGTGATTACTACTAACCCGTCTGGGTCAGTTTGTGATATTTCCATTCCTGGGTTCTCAGATTCCATTGCTGGAGCCAGTGTGTATTCATCTGCCCAACGAATAAGTTCAGCTGGATCAATTATTGGATTGTTGCTTCCTTCGTAGAGAGGTTCAGCAATTGGTCTTAAATAAAACCCATAGACTTTAGTTGGTCTAAACCCTCGATATTCAAAGGATATACTGATGATCTCAGTGGTACCAGGAGTAAGATTACTAAAGACTAGTTCTTCTAGGACGTTTCCATCTGAGCCTCTTGCTAGCCAACCTGCCATATTATTACTCGATAATCGCGTTGATTATTAATGAAACAGTTGGTGGAGATGTAAGTATCGCCGAGAAAGCTAAAACAACTATGTTGTTTGTTTGGGTGATGTCGATCTTGCCTACTCTGCTTGCTGGCCATTCGGTACCATCTTTTAGTGGAGCGATATAAACATAGATTGTGTCTAAGGCGGTGAGGTCAATATCAGCAGAAGCATCGGCTCCTGCTAACTGAATTGTTTCCTCAAATGCCCCTTCAAAGATAGAACTTTCTGCCCCGACAGCTTCATGGCTGTAGTAAATAGCCCTTGGCTTATCACCTAAGTAGATTCTATAGTTGTCTGCTTGGTCAATACCTGTCCAAGTGACCTTTAATGTTTTAGCCGTGGCGTCAAACAACAAGTCTAATATGTAAGGGATATCGGCATAGTAATCAATTATAGGGTGAGAGCCAACGGCCATATGTCGATGGACAATATTATTTATTGTTTCTCTTGTAAAATCGCCACCAGCCTCTTCAAGTATCTCAAATGGAGCCTCAACTTTAAAAGCTCCTAGTATTGGGATACTTCTGCCTGATAAGGTTTCATCCGCAAGCCAGAGTAGTTCGGGGTAAGTCTCTAGTAGCTCGGGGAGACGGCTTAGTGTCTGTGCAGTTAGGGTATTTCCTTTTTCTCTAACATCTATAAATGTTAGATCTGAAAGAGCAATTCCTCTATTCACCGAAACCGTTCCTACTATCAGGTTTGTTGGGAACTCTGTCTTAAATAAACCCAAGCCTGTTTCGCCTTCTCCTGGCACTAGTCCAGCTATAAGTTCTTCGTCACCAAGCCTTGGGTCATTCCAACTAACAATATCATCATTCTCGTCTACTAGAATATGGTAGATTGAAGTCTGCATTTCATTTACTGAGGACTCGGGTATCACGTAAACAATAGCCCTGCAAGTATTCATTAGGCGATTATGTAGTGGATTCAAGTTAAGATTCAGGTAGGTGTAATCTCTCACCTCTCTGTGAGCCCTTATAAATACTCTATCGGTTGGTTCTAAAACTGCTGGTATATGCAGGAACCCATGGAACTTGTTAACTGAGAACCCTCTTGATTTAGGAGCTAGCTCAAAATTAAAGGCATCCCCCTGGGCTCGCCACCTGTCTAGTCTGTCTACCCAAACCCTAGGAGGGTTTACCGGACCCGTAGTCCAACCGTACTTAGGGATGAATGAACTGTCTGTAACTAGAACATCGATAATATGATCAACGTCATCTAGCAAATGGTTGTATGGAGTTTTAACTATATGATCAGTTAGTTGCAGGCATTCGGCTGTATTGATTAACTGGGTTGGCTCAATTGGGCTGAATTGCTGGAGGTGATATTCTGGTATTGAATATCTTTCTACTCCGCCAACTGGGTAGGCAGCAGAAATCTCTCCATCACTAATCCTTAAATTCCAAGGAGAATTTGGCTGGATAAAGAGAGGCTTGTTTAATTTGATCTGGTGCTCTTGGGTCGCCTTCAGAAAGAAGGGACCGTTGCCAGCAAATAGAATATTAAACTTGTAGTTTGTGCCTCTTCTTCTTGTAGTATAAGTCCTGTTCCACCTGTTAAGGCCATCAATTAAGTTTGCTCTCTTAAATACTGATGCAGATTCTAACAGCGAGAATATAGATTCGCCAGCTAGGTTAGTATATCTAATATAGTAGATAGTTACATTACGATTGATATCGTTGTATGTAGGATCTAGATTGTGGCAAAGGGCAATTTCATTATCAGTTACTAGAAGTTTATAGCTAGAAGCTGGGACTGGTCTTAGATCTTGGTCGAGGACTTCAGGCTCAGCAGCAAAGCTGTCGCTTATTACATGCTTGTAGAAGAGGGGTATTGGCGTGCCACTATCATCAACATTTACTACATCAGTTATAAGGGCGTCCTTTACTGACAGAAAGAATTCCTTCTGAGTAAATCTTCTTCTAAATCTTGTTATATATGAGTTCTCAATGATCTCTAAAGAGCGAGGAGATTCATTGGAATCATAAATATCAATATCAAGGACAGAAGGTTCAGGCATTCCTATATAAGATATAGGCACTTGGTCAGGCTGAGGCTTGCCAACGTAAACAAGATTCCTGTAGTCGTCTTGCAGAGATAATTCGATGTCTGCTATTACGTGAGAGCTTGGAACTTGGTTTATGTTGAATTTGATTGGAAGCATTTTAAACGTTTATCTTATATTCAAGATGTACTCCGGCAAAATTCCCGCCAGAATTAACTTTGGTCCATCGTATTTCTAGTGGATAAGACCCATCGCCATCAATTGGTATGCCAAGCAGTGGGTAGTTATCAAAACTGTCAATTGTATATATGCACCAGTCAGAAAAGCCATCTAGATCTGGGTCTGAGAATGATGTCGTTGGGTCTATCGTATCGCTTGTGTCTAAAGTCTCTACGGTGGCATCTGGGTCAAAAACCCCCTCTCCATCCCAAGTACTTATTTTGTATACTAGTGACTGTAAAAAGTCGCCAGCTGTGTCATTTGCTGGTGCATATATAATATGTATTTTTTGTATATAAATATCCGTGTCTATACCAGCCAATTTTTTTTGACAATATTTATTTAGATTGGTATAGAATGAGTGTATGCCAACATCCACTAAGGTCCAGTATGCATACCCAGAACTATCTTCTGTTATTAGGGTGGACTCAAGCACTTTGTCTTTCCGAAAATCCATTGCAGATATGAAAATTTTATCAGTTTTGACTAGGTCTTCTGGTTTTATTTTGTATACTGATAGCTCGCCCACGCTCATCTGAGTCGTCACCGTTGAGCCTGTTTTTCTTAAGGCAAGCCTTGTATACCCAGTCCCTAATAACCCATCATTTTCTAGACATAATGGGTCTTCAGCGTCGTCAAACTCCACTATGCCTGCCCTGGCTTCTAAGGTCCCTGCTGAAAATTCTAGATTAGTATCAGCGATAGCCTCTGTTGCTCCCGTTTTCAGGGAAACTTTTCTGAATGTTGCTGCTGGTATCTCAGAAATAAAGTAGGTGGATTGGGCTAAAGGACCTAAATAGAGCTTGCCTTGTATTCTTATTCCTAAGGCATTATTTTCTTCATAGCCAAGAACCAAGGCCGGGTCATTTGTTTCAGCTCTCCATTGCAAGTAAGGCGTAACTGTACTGCCGATATAAAGTTTGTGTGAATTATCTGAAGCAGAAGATTCTCCAATCTGATTCGTAGGTAGCGATATAGAGGTTCCTAACAGGAAGTCTCCTAAGAAAGCGTTGTCTCTGTTCAGGGGATCCTGGTTGGCTGTATAACCTCCACGATGTAGATACTGTGGAAAATGGTTATAAAGGTTTAAGGATGGATACCAATTAGCAGGATCAAATCGCTCGCTCAGACTCTGAGTTAAGATGGGATAAGAATCATCATGGCCATCGTGAGTATGGCGTAAAGCGCCTGCTCTTTCGTGGATAAGTGCTTCTGCTATTGTTGTGCCAGCAAAAACTAAAATATATTGGTCATCAAGTGAGTCTGGTGGGTCTGCTAATTGGTGTGGCATATCACCAGAAAGGCTGTCAGGGACAGTGATCTTGATTGCCCTGCGCGTACCTGCTTCGATCTTGAAAGTGATTTCTTCAGTATCTAGGCCAGGTCTCACTCGTTGGATTGAATCTCCATTCTTGCACCAAAGAGAGACTAAGCCAGAAGGAATGATTAGTCCTTGACCTGGTGCTGAAGCGATTTGATAAATGAAAGGTGGCACTACATAAGTAGGCATTAGATTTTCGGCTGGTAATGCGCCAGCATCAGTTGACCAATGTATAGATTCACCCGAAAGACTAAGGTCTATGGTATCGGCATTTTCTGTACTAAATGGAGCAATTGGATTTTGTATTCTTCTGATAATTGGGAAGGTTAGAAGGAAGTCCTCTGGGTCACCAGCTGGGTAAGCACTTATAGTACAAAGGTCTTGTGCTTCTCTTGCAATATCATAAATATTAGGAATAACATTTGCTCCACTGTCAGGAGCGTAAGAATCATAGTAATCATCAGCATCAGTGTCAATTGGATAGACTACATAGTCAGCAGCTTCAATCAAAGAGGAGGATACGACTCGACGACCGTCAAGGACCCACTGGCCAGCCACATCTAGGTTTTCGTAAGGAGCACCAACTACTTTGTCTTTTTCGGTGCCAAGACCAAAGCCTGTCACTCCTGCGCTTGTGGCCTCTTCTGCATCTGGCTGAAAAGCTAGGATTGCTTCTTTCTTGCCAGCAAATGCAATACCAATTTTGTCCTTTATATAAGTGGTGTCATCTGCGCCACCAGCAGTTCTGGCTTTTGTATCTCTTGGGAGCCTGGTATTGATCCAGCCCAAGCTGCCTATTGCATTAACAAAGCTTGTCAGGTAAGTATCTAAGCTAGTTGAATCGCCAAAGTAATCCCCTATGATATTGCCTAAGATTTGAAAGGCTGTATCAATTTGGCCGAACGCCGCGTTTAGAAAAGCCGCAGTAGGTTGCTGCCCATCAACAAATTCGACTGGGATATTAAGAAGATTTAAATCAGACATGATTAAGCCTCAAGGATTGTTAAAGTAACAGCGGTTTTTCTCACACCATCTACATCTGCGGGGTGGAAACCTCCAACAGCTATCCAATATTCTACTTCGTATTCTTCAGTTGGCGGCACTGGCAAAGAAGTGATTCTTAATCTGGTTGAATCTATTACTGCTGAACTAGAAGTAATATCTTTAACTGAAATTATATTCCCATCAACATCTGCTTTTATTATAAATACAGAGACATCAAGTTCACCAGTGGCAGGGAAGCTTGTGCCTATTAGATCAATATCAGTTCCAACAACAGCTGAGTTTATTGCGTCACCTGGGCCATCTCCTGCAAGTACTATATTAAGAACTTCAAAATCATTAGGAGACATATAAACTGCTGAGCTTATTCTTGAAGAATCCATATTAGGACCAGAAGGTTCTTCTTCATGAAAACCATCCCAGTCAGGAGGCAGCAAGTTTGGGAGTTTCCATTGTCCTGTCATCGTGTCATCCAACGAAAGTAAAATTTCAATTTGGTTGCTTGTAAGGATTGGATCTTCAACAGTATTTGCATTTACGAATGCTGTTCTATCAATAACAAGCTTATAGGCAACTATCAAATGTCCAGTAGGAAGGTCAATGGGGAAAGTAATAGCTGATGTTCCGGGCATTGGACCTTCAACAATCGCTGTTGGGTGAACTATCTTTTCGGCGCCGTCAGATGTCGTATGCCACACAACGGTTAAACCATTTTGTCTTGTCTTACCGTTGAATGGAGTTAGGTACTCGTCTTCTAGACGAGGCAGTGCTGCGTAATCTAGAAGATCAGCGCCCTCGGCTGGTATACTTGTAACAAGAAGATAAACTTCAGAAAGTTCTGCTTCTAAAGTCTCAGGAATAATAAGTGTATCACCACCAACAATTGGGAATCCCCACTCTGGTATATGAGCGACAAGGGTATGAGGATGTGGGTTTAGATAGTTGATTTGGTCAGAGTCCATCGGTTCGTACATCCAGACTGCAACTACGTACTCGTCAAAATGTCCCTTACCAAATGATTCGGTATAAGCGCAACCATCTCCGTCTGTAACTGCAAATTCTTGCGAGAAATGCATCAGCCCATCTATGGAATTAAACTGAACAGGAATATTAGCAACAGGCATTGGGGGATTGCCTCTGGCCGTTACTCTAGCTCTGAGAGTTAAGATATCATCTGTGCTAGTAGCTGGGATGTCCAATGGCCCCCAAAAACAATCTCCGTTGTCGTGTTTGCTAATTGGGCCTAATGCAGTTAAGGTAATCTTATGAGGAATTAAACGCTTTGTATCTAGAACTAAGAAGCCATGTTTAAGGGCATTTACTTGTGGGTCTAAGTCTTCTCTAGAATCAAAAAAGATTTCATTATTGGAAATAGTATCGTATCTGATTAGGGGAACCTGTTTCCAAGTTATCTCAATAAGCCCTTCTGGAAGTGCCCCGTGGATATCATCAATGCCTGCTTTACCAAATCTGATTTCTCCCCAAAGTGGGTCTAGTTCGAAAACCAGATCATCATCTGCGACCCCAACATCAGTAAGGTCTTGAACTCTGGTCCAGGCTACAGCGTCAACGGTTAGTTCTAGGCTTGCTGTGTCGAGCAATAAGGCTCCAGCTAATTCCCCTTCCTGGTACATTGAAAGATCTAGGACAGGAAAATTGGGGAGGTAATAAGTATTCTCACCGGCTATTGGGTCAAACGAAGTGGTTCGGTCAATTAGGACATCCTTATTGAATGTTAGGGTAGCTGATTCAGCGGGTTTGTAGCTTATAGTTCCATAATTGGGGTGACTTCTTTCGAGGAAGACTCGGACGCCCAGACCTTCTGCCCAAGTACCATCATAACCAATTGCGTAGTCACCTTCAATTAATGTCCCAAGTGCATGGCCCACCACGAAATCTGAAAAGCTTAATTCATTTCGGAAGATGTTTGGTTTGGAGAATTGGACTTTCCACCAATGGATAGGATCTGTTTCTAAATCTATATGATAGATATTGAGTTGGAAGGCTGAGTAGTTCTCGCCTTCTATAATGGATAAATTAAGTACTGGGTCTGAATCGTTCTGAACAATCTTGAATTCATCTTTGGAAGTGTCCATCTGACCAAAGATATCTCCATTATGTTCAATGCCGTTTACTCGAATACCAGTGAAAGTACTTACTTGATTAAATATTGAAGAAGGTTCAATGCCTAATGTAGAAGTATTCCTTGATAGATATTCTACTATAATAGGCAGAGAGGGATCTGGTTGGTGCTGGAGGTCTACAACTGAACGTAGTTCAGTATCGTTGTTTGTTTGGTCGCGGACCAGTAACAGGAGACTTTCAGAGCCGTGCAAATAAGAAGGTTGGTTGTGGATATAGTAAGTACCTCTCCTAACCCCAGGAGTCCAACCAGTTAAGTAGTGTTCGTTCTCAAAACGAACCTCTTCTAAATCTAGATGTCCTCCAGGAAGCAGGCAACCACTACGATAGAACTTTTTGTTGAGACCTGTAAGATCGATAACGCCTAGATCAGGGAGTTTAACCTCTCTATTGGAATGGGCTTGATCCCTCCAAGAGCCTGCATCCCACTTCCATCCTGTTAGATCTCTAAAGAGTCTTTTACTTTGTGGCCTGTCAATTAAAGATAAATTTCTAGCCTGGGCCATTACTCACCCCACCGCTGAGGAAACTCCTCTAGATCGAGGACTTGTCTTATTACCTTATAGCCTTCTTCGGTTGGTAAACCGTTGATATAGTGGCCTTCTTCTGTATCATAAAGATCAAGTTCAACTTGATTGAATAGAAGTTCTTGGCCAGCTTCGGTTGAATAATCAATAAGTCTGACTGGAGAATATTCAAGTTCAAAGGAATTGTCACTAATCATATACGTGAACGCCATTTGCTCTTTTGGAGGATCAAAGATTTCTATTCTTCCATCTGAATGATGGATTTTGAAATCTCCTATTTGGGTTAATGAAGCGGCTTCGGCTAATTCATTATTCATGTATTCAGTTTCTAAGAAGCTAAGGCTTCCTGGAATAAGGTTTTCTTCAGTAAGCTTTGTTATGTTTTGTGGCCGGAGGTAATCAGTTACTAACCGAATTGAATCGTATTTGATTATGAAGTTAGCTAGCTCATCTCCATTAGCAAGAAGCTTGGCCTCATAGAACTCGCTTTGGTTAATCCAGTCAACAAGCTCAGCTATTGTGAACCCTTCCAAGGTGGTCTCTTGTTCTATCGTTGGACGCAGTCCTGACAGTTGATCTTGTTCTGAAATCCAGGTCTCATAAATTTTTACTGAAGTACCATCTAATGTCAACCTGAGAGCGCCTGAGATCGATTCTAAGCCCTCTTTAATGGTTACCCTAGCTGTGGGTATAGCTTCGAGGTTCAAAGCCCTTAAAACGCCGTTGAGGAGGCCAAGGTATGTGCTGTTGGATGGGTGGCTAGCTGCACGCCTAATGCGGTTTAGATATGATTCGTTGGACTCACCTGGTATTCTATTAACTGAAAGAAGATCGCCGAAATGGTCATAAGGATTGGCTATTTCGTTTATGCGTAATCTTTCTGGTGAATAGATAGAAGGGAATTCGACCGCTGGGCCTTCATCGGCAAGGGCGCCATAATCAACAACCACTTCTACTGAATCAATATCTAAAGTTAGAACATCAGCTGGGCCATCAATCGTGCAGGGGGCTTCAGTAATGGTTAGATTAGTAAAATCTGCATCTATAGAAGTATCAGCTATAACTAATGGGGAGAGAAGTACAACTCTATCTTCGGGATCAACAAACAGCATATTGGCTAAACTAGTAAAAGCTAAACCATTGATCCTATAATCAATTGGAAAGATTCTAGTAATATCATCTGCAAAGATGAGACTACCCTGGACCCTGAGACCTACTTTCGATAAGCTACCTGTTACAGCAAAGGGGAGAGCCCCTATTGTTAGGGTACCTGCAAAAGATTTAAGACTCATTTAAGCTAACCTCAACAGAATCATATTCTTCACGCATAAGTATTCTATTGTTTGAGTAATCAGGGATGAAGGCATTGTATACTGGAGTAAGCCTATAAGCTTTTGATCTATTGATGATAAAGAGTTCTCCATGATTATCTAAATAGATTGTAGATATATCATCATTTAGAGTTACTCTATGATCTAATGAATACTCAGCTAGAGCTATTTTGTTGTAGATCTGAAAGGGAATGCGAGTGGTCTCTTGTTCGTGATCTCTGAAATCAACAACAAGCTCAGCAACAAAGTCGCCAGTACCAACCATATCAATTGTAAAAGACTTTTCGTTAATACCAAAGAATTCAGTTGGGGTTGGATTCTCTATCCATACTGGGGATAAAGCTGTTAGATTTTTGTCTCTATCAATGTATAGTCTTGAGTTGTCACTATTGATAATAGCCCAGTACCAACGTCTGACTATCTTACCTGATTTAGGAGTATCTAGTTCAATTGTTATTTCAGTTGTTAAGTCGCCTTCTACTGGAGTTGGTTGAGAGTATTTTAATAAGAAGAAATTTACTTCTGGGTCAGTAGTTTGACCCGTTAAGGCAGAGAGGTTTGAATGGTGAGGGTCTCGGCGGTCCCATATATAAAGCTGGTCTTTGTCGATGCCGAACATTCTATTGCTTAAACTAGAAAGGCAGAAGTCATCAACAGTAATCGCTACACCGGTTGTATCGGCCAATCTATAGTATTCTAAAGTCTTTGCTGTGTTTATGCCTTTCACGATATCAAAGATATCGCCTTCGCCAGAAACTGTAGTTGTTAAGAAGCTCCCTAAGCTGTCTGAGCCAAGAGACCATGTTAGCTTTTTATCTTCATTCTCATCTAAGTAAATATTAAGTTTGTCATCTTTGGCGATAGCTCTTCTCGGGGCATTATATATAACTAACTCACCAGTGATTTCTTCGGGTGATCTGACTAGTAAGACTTTCTCAACTCTTGACCATTCTAAAGCTGTTGATGTTGTCCCTTCTTTGAAGAGTCTTAAATTTTCTGCTTGGATCTTGCCTGTAGGCCCTTGGCCTTCTAGTCTTATTATAGTGAATTGCTGATCAACTAGATTAAAAAGGTTTGTAGCCGAATGGACTTCAATCCAGAGTTTGCCGGGTAGTGGAACATCGAAGACTGACAATTCCCTGAGGGAGGTAATCTTTATCGACGGAGTTAGCGAAGCCAGGATCTTGTCTAAATCAGTTACTTCATAAAGGCTTGGTAATGCCTCGTACCACATCTCTCTAAACCCTTCTGCGGCTGTAAGTTCTACTCTGTTGACGCCGCGATAACCCCAAACCCTTGGTGGTATATATCTTGATTCGCCTGAGCTTGTTGCGAATTCTGGAAAACTTTCTTCATCTTCTAACCTATGCTCATATAACCAAGTCGGTTCATCATTGTTCAGATTTGTTAGAGACATGGCCCTGTTCATTGTCGTAAGCCTAGTTAGGTTTTCTTCAAGTTTAAGCGCAATGGGATTTAAGAATTGCCTCGTTAAGCTATACCTGTCTGTTCTGGCTTTTGTATAAGAAGGGAAATAGGTTAACATTTTGTCTAGATAAGATGAAACGAAATATTGTTCATCTGAGAATAATGCCTCTGGGTTAACTGTTATATTCCAATGGTCAGAACTCCATCCATCCTTGTCACTGCCTTCTGCTGTTACTACGACTTCATTGCCACCTTCTAGGAACTCAGTTGCGGTTAAAGTATATACTCCGGCATCCTCGGTAATTACAGCAACTACTTCAAGATAGTTCAGATACAGCTTAAAAGTATCGCTCATATCTTGATCTGGATTAGTGCTTGTGAATGAAACAGCAATCTCAGTTGAGCCTGGATCAATAGTAACTGCTGGAGCTGTTAAAATATAGGTTATCATTTATTTTTCGTAAATGGTTATAGCGTTGATTAAAGAGCCTTCTAGGGTTAATCTTTCATCTATCTCAAGAGAGATATCTTGTTCTCTTAAAGTGAAAGGGGCTCTACCTGAGATTTGGGAGTCTCTCCATATAACGATGTCATCAATGGGTTTGTTTGGGCGCCCTAGATCTACAATGGCTGGATGAGCCTTTCTTGCTGTTTCAGCGATGTCGTTGAGCCTTAAGGAACCGCCAAGCGGGGTGCTGGCTATTAGCGCTTCAATCGCAGCCCTGATGGCGGTCTTGGCCTGAATTTTAATCGCCACGCTTGATTGTGCAGAGAACTTTGCGGTGAGAGTTGCTGAGAGCCCAACACGTTTGGGGCCTCTGCTCTTGATGTCCATGCCCACTGCGGCTGTTCTGCCAATAGCTCTGTTAATTGACTCCATAGTAATACCTGAGACTTCTCCGGTTTCAGAGTCTACTACAATGTCGGCTGTTCCGATCCCTCGATAACGCCTTAAGAAGATCGCATCTGTGATAGAAGGAATTTTTAATATTTCTAATCTAACTGCTGTTTCATTTGCTGACTCGGCAGATAGGAGGGCATTCTTTATTCTATTTCTATAGTAGTCATCTTTGTCAGGGATAGAACCACTCTCAATTGAAGATAGGTTGGTTACTTCTAATGGGGTGTTTGCTTGGGCGGCATAACCGTCGAAGTTGAGGACTGAGAGAAGACCAGCAGAGATATTGCCGTCACGTCCTTGATTGACCGCATGGGCAGAGGCAAAGGCTTCATTGTCTAATGGGCCAAGAACCAGATCCTCATCCATTATGAAACGAATATCACCATTCTTGGAGGTAATAGAAGTCCCAGAAGGAACTGTTATTGGAGCACCATTGTTTAAGGCACCAAAGAGATAGCCGGTAGGCGCAGAGACCTTTATATTTTGCTCGTCCCTGTAAGTTCTGGCTGGGTTCTGGGTACCACGGTCGATACCTAGTAGGTCGCCAATAAAATCTAGATAGATACCCGAAGCTCCATTAACAAGTCCTAAGACCATGTTAGCAGCTAAGATACCTTCTAGATTCTCAATCTCAGAACTTACAATAGCAAGTATACTCCTAGCCTTTGACCCTGCTGTTGTTCTTTTAATCTGAGTATTGGTTGTTAATTGGTTTAGAGTTCTGTCTAAGATTTGATCAGCTCGTTCAGTTAAAATATTAGCCATGTCTTAATATCCCATGAAGCGACTACGATCACTATCATAGCCAAAGTTAGCAATCAGTTCACCTTCGGCAGTCTTAACAACAAGCCTGAATAAGACAATCCCATTGGCTAATGTCAAGGGAATGATTTCGAAATCTCCTGGAAGAAGTAAGCGATCATAAGTAAGGGATTCTACAATTGCTCTTCCGATTAAGGAGACATATCTTTTGGTTGCAGCTTCACCTAAGTAACTTGTTAGGTTGGCGCCTAGGCTTGTATGGAGCTTCCAATCGCCCTTATCAGCTTTTAATCTTGTTCTTATTTCTTGTAAGAGGGAGCGGCCATAAACAGAAGTGGTATCTTTTAGGTCGCCATTATCGCCTAATACTAAATCGCCTTCTTCAGTAAACCATAAGTCTGCTGCGTCGAAACGACTCATTATAGGACTCCTGCAAGTGCTGCTATTATCGTGGCGTTCTTAGCAAATCTAGCTACGCCTTCAAGAGGGAGGGAGAAACGAAGTACAGGTATGGGGGTCAGCATTGTGGATGGTGCAGCTGATAGTAAAAGGTTGTTAAACTTCCACATACCTCCAATCCTCATTTCTCCTGGAGTTGCTGTAAAAGCAACTGGGCCTTTAACTACTGTACCCATCCCGCCTATGATGGTAAGCCCTAACGGCTCGCCTGACTCAGCACTTTCTGGTGCCGATAAGTCAATCACTCTCGGGGACACAGCAATTGCGGCAGCGTTGCCTGAGGCTGCCTTAATGATCTTTGTTTTTTCAGTTCGAGGATTTCTGAATTTGTTGACAGCATCTTGAAGATCTTTTTCTGGATCTTCCATCTTGTCTAGTCTGGTCTGGAGTTTGTCTCTTACACTCATCCTAAAGCCCAGCCTCCTCTTAACGGGGTGTATTTCATGGCCCTATCGCCGCCAGGGCTATAAGCTAAGATCACAAAGCCTGTTTTATATTGGGAGCCTGAATGGATAAGATAGCAAACCTCTCCTGGCTGTGGGGCCATTGACTCAGAAACGTCTCCTCTGTAACCCAATGGAAACTGGTAATCGGTTCCTGACATTTGATCCGTCACAGTAGATCCATCCAAACTGCTCTGATTGTCAATAACCCTTACTGTAACTGAATTATTTTCTGGAAAAAATTCTTTAATTCTTACCCGTTGGATGTAAGTAGCATTTTGTTGTAGGCTCTTAAACTCTGCATTTGACTTTTTAAACTTAGTTTTAATCATCGTGTTAACCAGTTAGCCCACCCGATTTGGATAAGTTCATTAGCATCCTTAATCCCATCTACCCAGTAACGCCATTTCTTCTTTGCCATTCTATCAATAAATTTATCTGTTTTTGTTGGGTCGAAAATATCTGAAAGGACAAGCCCATCAGACTCCATGCTCTCGATGCCCGTTACGTAGGGCTTACCTTCTTTGATGAGGGGAATAATTACAATAGGTTCTCTTGTCTGACAATATTTTACATATTTGTAAGCAAGATAGCCAGATAATATTCCTGATATAGAAGCGAAAGTTGGAACAGCTAGTATGCCTGCGCCGATCACAACTCCTGCACCCAGGCCCTTTGCTGCTACCGTTTCTTCTTCCCATCCAACTTTCGAAGATGCACGAATTTCGTTTTCCATATGCTTGCAAGTCTCTGCAAAGAAACTCGTCATCATGTCGGCCGTCATGAGGCTTACTTCGTCTTTAACTGTAACAATCATGTTGGGAACTATCTCAGTTATAAAGCCTGTCTCTTGAGAGAAAGTATGAACTACTTCTTCAATTTCCAATGGGCCTGACATGTCGCTATAAGCATCATTGAGATAAATGTAATCATAGGGTTTCAGGTTAGGACGCCCCATTATCATAAGATAACCCTTATAGGTTCTCTTTAGCGAGTTAGCTAATAATTGGGAAGCATATCTTCTGGCCAAATCTGGCGTGCTACAATTGGGCCAATTTTCTATATTTCTTCTTATGTGGTGCTCTTTGATGTTGTCGTCGAGATTGGCAGTAAAAGTCCCAACATTCCCATTGTTTTGAAATTCAATAAAATCAACATCGTTATCAACCGCAGTTAATCCATCGGTATATCTGAGCTCTATGCTGTTGTACGTGTCTCTATGATCGGTTCTAATTTCATTTGCTATAATATCATGGACGCTAGTTATAAGTTCATAATTTCTAAATGATTTCATTCGACCTTCGTTGAAGATCATAGTAGCTTTCCAGAACTCTTCGTTTGAAGCACCTGGCTTCAATTGATGAATTTTATTTACGATAGCTCGGGCATGTGGGGCAATAGTCGTTAGGTTGGCTATGTCGCTAGCGCTCCAGAGGGTCATCCCTTGCATCGCAGATAAATCCCATCTTTGTGCATATCCAGGACTTTCAAAGAATGTTGCTAAATCTTCAATGCCTTTTTTATATGCAAGGCGCTCTAGCGTGCTGGCCTGGATCCCTTGTGGGATCCAATGATTCCCTAAAGATATGATTGACTGCTTTACAGCATCATTGTAATTTTGCCCATAGAAATCACTAATCTGTTCATTTGGGGTTTCTGCTGGAGCAAAAAGATACTCCATACCAGGTACGCCAAAGAACATTGTCATTCTTGCGCTGGGGGTATTTCCATAAGGAACTGGGTAGGCGATATGGCCTGGATTACGCAATTCCATTTCCTTGAGTACATCCCAAATGGTTGTATTCCAAAGGACGTACTCTAGATTACCTGCAAACTTATCCCACCATCCAGCCTCTGAACCAGCAGGAGGGGCAAAAATATTATCATCTACCACTGAGGGCTTCCAAGTCCACACTGTTTTAGTCTGTCCATCTGGCCTTAATTTCTCGTGACCTAAATAGAACCCAAGAGCATCAATGTTTTTTAATTCCCACCGGCCAAAGTGCCTGAGTTCTTCTCTATCCATTACGTCATGGATCAAATCCACAGTATATGTATTATAGAAGTTGGCATTCTCTGCGGGTTTACTGCCAAAGGTTTGTTGGACTAGTTCAGTCCCATAACTTTGACAAATTATTTCTACCAGATCCGTGCCTTCAAACTGAACTATCTGGCCAACAAAGCAAGTCTTTAATTGGTAAGGGTCATTCATATGTCCTAATTTAACTACGACTTTCATCCCTTCAGTAATCATTGTATTACCAAATGGGTTGTTGTTTTCTGACTTTTTGCTATCTCTAGAACCAAACTCAGAGCTTGGATCCATGAACTTTCTGTTGTAAAGAACCCCATCCAAATCTAATATACTTATGATGCAAGTACTTGCTGCCATGTCTTTGTTTTCTACAATGCGTATTTCTTTAACAGCATTTACACCATAGAAATCATCTAAAGCCATTGTATAAATAAGATTGTTTATTGTTTGGTCATCTGTGTTTTGGCCAATTGCAGCGTTCTCATCTACAAAATAAATCTTGAATGTTGGAAAACTTCTTCTAATGGCAAAATGTTCACCTGAATAATTATCAGCAAAATTATTGAACAAACGTTCATATTCGCCTTTATGAAAGACATGCTGCATTTGGTGGGCATTTATAGATGGGTTGCTTTTGATTATATCTTTGTATGGTGAAGATGCATAGTTAAAATCGAGGGCCTTGTCTCTATTTGTTTCGTTTCGGTCGTAGCGAGAGCTGATATCTGTCTGTAGCCTAGCTGGTTTATCTCCATTTTCAATCTGGATTGAAAGGATGCCAGCATTCAAGTCTGGGGGGACGTTTCTTGATTCGTTACCGTGTTTAAATACGCCGTTCCCAGAAGCCCCAGTTTTTGTCCCATAATTTAAATAGACCCCAACTCCTGTATCCTCATCGGTTCGTCCTTCGTTGGCTGGGTTAAGCCCTTCGCCATCTCCCTCGCCATACAAATCTTTTAGGTTATCCCAGGTATTTTCCATAGCTGACATTGCAGCTCTTAACCCTATGGTTTTAGGCATCTCCGCGATACTGCCATGGACCATTCGCAAGATGTTGCTATTAGCAGTAGAAACATCTGACTCATTGTATAAGAAGAAATCTGGTAGAGTATCTACTGTAAGTCCAGTAATGGGGTTTGGAGGCAATAGTAGATCTGGGTAACATCCATTGCCCTTTACAAAGCTAACTGTATTTCCTATCTCGGTTAATAATTTCGCAAAGTAAGGGTCAAGTGGGATGCCGTCGCTTTGTGGAGTTCCTAAGATGGCAATAATTTCAAAAAGTTTGTTTGTAAGCACCGCCTTGGAGACAGGATCTCTGATCGTGTTGTCAGCAGCGTTCCAAATAATTTCTGTGAATTTATAATCCTTAAAGGCCAATGGCATGGAAACACCTGACAGTTCCTTGTACTCATCAATGCTGTAAAGATTGTATGGGGCATTATTGGCAAGTCCGCCATCTCTTGCAACATATTCTTTTGTTCGTATATACTCTTTAATGTTTGTCAATTGTTTTTGGACAATATTAGGATGGAGTAACGGTCTTGTTTCTGGAGTTAATTTATAAACATCTATCTCATCTGTAAGGATCGGCACACTCGTTACTCCGGCCCCGACAGCATAGGGATTATATTCTGCTCGCGTTTTACCAGTTCTTATTCTTGCCGTTTCTTTTTCTATAGCTATTTGGATCCATCCTTGATCAAGGATATAAGCAAAGGCATTTAAGACTGCATCGTCTTGACTTACTTCGTCTCTAGGCACCAAGAATGGTGGTGCGGCCTTGTCTCTAGAGTTGTCTACAAATCTTAATACTATCTGAAGACTTTCGGGGTTGCCTGGGATGGCATCAACCGTCATATCCTCAAGAATAACTTCATTGATGTTAACTGAGTTAATTAATTGGTTGGTTATTCCAATGCCTCTGTATTTTGTGAACTCCCTGAAATGAATAGCTGATTCTTCTGTAGAGGCTATTAGGTCTTTTAGTTTTCTAATGTACTCTCTACCGTATTTGCCTTCTGCTCTCATCGCTATCGTAATAGCTGATTGTTGGCCACCTACGTATTGGACCGTTGGGAATCTATGGCCTTGTAAAGGGGTCATAGCTAGGTTAGTGCCAAAACCAAAGTTTATTTCTTGAGGAATAATATCAGCAGAGTCTGATCTGGCAGAGAGAGTTAGGTAACGGATCTGTGCTGGCTTGCCAGTATTCAGGTCTCGCTCAAAGTGCCAGCCCTCAGATATAAGTTTGTTTATGGCGGTGGTGAGGGTTTGGGCATCGCTATCCGGGGGAGGCGCCTGCCTGCCAGAAACCAAATTAGTTAAAGCAGGTCCTGCCCCTACCTGCATTGCCTGAGCCGCCAAGGTACTTCCCTGTACCATTTTAGAACTAATGAATTTATTAATTTTTGACATAACAGTATCTTCTGGCATGTCTTCAAGGTCTTTATTTATAACTGATAGGATATCTGCTGGGTCAAAGCGGGTTATCAAACGGTTTGTAGTTGAAACTGTATGGTGGGGTTCGCCTGAACCCTTTAACAGCTTCTCTGGATCTGGTACATAAGGCCCTTTGGGGCCGCCTGTTCTTAGTTCAAAGTGGAGATGTATCCTTTCATCCCCGCTGCTCCCAACGTTGGTGACACCCGTGTTGCCTGCAAGACCTATAACGTCTCCAGCTCTTACTATGTCGTTTTTCTTCACATTCACGCTTGTTAGATGAAGGTATCTTGAAAACACTCCTCCTCTGTGGCTGATCTCAATGAAGTAACCAGCCTTATCATTGAGCTGACCCGGAGGCGAGGTATAGTAAACTTTGCCATCGGCAACAGCTAAAACTTTAGATTCCCTTGTCGCATGGATGTCAATGCCTTGATGGTCTCCTGTTGCACCGTCGAGAGTACGGGCTCCTGTGTGGCTGGAAAGGCGTCCCTTTGGACTTAATGGCCAGACATATCCAACTGGGACAGACCCAGAGTTGGTTTCATTATCATCAAAGGTGTATTCTTTTATAACGTCATCTCGAACAATTTGTTCACCTAACTCTAAAATACTTCTTTCAGCACCTTTGTAGAAAACAGTATCTGGTGCTTTTACTATAGTAAAATCTAAATTGATTGTTCTATCAAATCCGCTAAGGACAAAAGGAGGCATTGCTGCAATCGCTGGGTCATTACCTAAAGCTACGATTGCTGGGTTTGTTGATTCGTAAGCATATGGCCAAAGGTATTCACGTAGAGGCGCGGCATTGTATATGTTTTCTGTGGCGGTTAATCCTGTTGTTGCATTGAAGGCGATACTGGGATGCCCATACTGCTTGATGAAAGCGGCACGGCCTACGTGCGAGGCATAACCGTCCGTTCCCTCGCGTACGGCATTTGACGCCCCAACCACTGTCTGAGCTGTATCAACCGCCATGCCCCTGTAAGTATCAGCAATCCTCTCAACTGTCCCAGTTTTATCTAACCAGTTTTCTCTGAACTTGATCCTTGGGGCAAAGGGCCTGTGGTTATACCAGACAAATTGGAAGGTGGCTGAAAGGACTTCTGGCATTCCTTGTACCGTACTGACGTTTACTGACTTTACGAAAGCAGCAATATTCTCATCTGAGGAAACAGGCAGGGTTGTTCTTAGCAATTCGTTGTCCAAGAAACAAAGAGGCATCTTTTTAAGACTATAGAGGATTGGCATAAGGGTATGGTTGAGAGCGAAGTGAGCATTCTTTGTTGTCTGAAGAAGGTGCTTGTCGCCAAACAGAACAGTTTTCCCTGCAAAGATTGCCTGCACACTCATGTTTATTGATGAATGGCCGGAACGTACTTTGGTAGATTCTCTTGTTCTTAGGGTTTCATACTTATAGTTCTGGTTTTCTTCCCAAATGGAAATGTTCTGGGGGTCTACTGGGAATGCTATCCCATTGATTCTGAATTCACCGCTAACAAGTTCTTTGTAATTAGTATCGCCCCAGTTGATTGGGTGATCGCCAATTTTTAATTCGCTAACGGTTTCTGATTCTATGTTCTCTGCATCATAGAAATGGGCTGCTCTTGCAATGTCATTGAATAGGCCATCTTGATCTACTGCCATTATCCTACCCTTCTACGTAAGTACTCTTCGTTGATTGATGAACTATAATCATTAATATTATATGAAACATCAGCTCCAGGATACTTTGACTGAAGCATTGATAATACACTTTGCTGACTTACTGAACTATCTGCTGTTCCACGAATTCTGATTGAACCACCAGAGCTAGGAGATACTCTTGCAAAGTTCCCTGATTCAATTGGTGGGATTGATGGGTCTCCAGATGGCTGGTGCCTGGCGCCGGCAGCGTTAGCTTCCTCTTCTGAGATATGCCCTGGACTTCCCAATAACATTGAGACACCGACTGCGGCAGCGGCACCAATAAGCAAAGGACCTTTATTTTTCTTCATTATGTTATAAACATCACTAAAAGATTCTCTTGCATTCTTAATATGTCTTCCAGCTTCACCTGTTTTGCTTGGAGCTTGGCCAGCTGCTTCCCTTATCAGTTCTCCTTGTGGAGATGGCACGGTTGGGTCCATGGCCAGTTTCATTAAATGGTCTAAGTTTACTTCTGCCGCTTGTCTAGATTTAAGCATTCTTGTAAAAACGTTTTCTCCACGGCTGCCAGCTTTAACCTCAGCTATCACATCGGGAACAAATTTCATCATATCTTCAACAACTGGATGGCTCCCCATGATGCTCTTGAATGAAGCCTGAAAGCTTTCTGAAAGTGCCTGAGGGCTAGTAGAAATTGGCGCTCTGCCAGACAAGATATTTCTTAAGTTAAGGATATGGATTTTTGCTTCTTCGATGCCCTGGGCGCCGTACTGTTTGCCCTTTAGGGGTAACTCTGGCATGATGCCTAATAGCATTTCAGTAAACAATTTTCCTGAAGCTTTATCTGAAGAAGTCTTAGCTCTTAAAGATGTTCTAACAAAGTCAACAGCATTGGACATGGAACCGATCTCACCTTTTTCTAGTTGGGCCATTGTCATTTCGCCTATTACTCTTTGTTTCCATTCTGGGGTTCCAGGCATAAGTGCTTCTGCTGATATAATACCGCCAGGACGGTCATAGAGCTGGCTGTATAAGGCTTTGTGTTTGGCCTTGTAAAGGAAATCCTCTTCTGCTAGAAGTTGTTCAGGTCTCATCATCTCGTCAGTTCTGCCTGCTCTTACCTGCGCCACAATGTCTGTATCTGCCATGCCTTTATTTGTTTGGTCCATCCAACTTGCAACAAGATCGTTTTGGTGGCCTGCTCTTTCTGACAAACGCTGACGTGCATTTTTGTCTTTGGCTAAGAAAAGGTTTACTTGGTCATCGTCGAAGTCGGCGCCCAGACCTTTTAACACATGTTCTGGAAGATAAACACCTTCTTTCCCAAAGGCGGCCAATCTGCTCTTCTTTATTTTCTCGCTAATAGCTCCTTCCCAGCTGCCTAACTTTTCCAATCTTCTTTCAGCTTTCTCGACCCTTCTCTCAAAAGGTCTTTGGTCTGCATTCGGATGCGAATCTGCAAGCTTTTTACGTGCCAGAGCCACTGCTTCCTGTGCTTTCCTACTCTTTTCTAAATAATTTTCTCTAAATTTATTATATTTTTCTTCGCCTGTTACCCCAACCAGTTCTAATTGTTTTTCTTCTAAGCTCATGCCGCTTAGTCTTTTATCAGTGAACTCTCCCACTGCTTCGTCAAGACTATAGCCCTGAGCCGCCATTGTTCTATAAAGTTCTGTTTGTGGGTCTCGACTTAGGACCATGCCATATTCGCCTCTGCGCAATGACCCCAAACCTTCTTTGTATTGGTCGACCATCCCAGCCTGGGCTGACATGGACTGGAAGGTTGCTTCTCTAATCCCAACTCTATGAGTAAGACCTTTATCTTTTAAGTAAGTAAAGAATTCTTCTGATAATTGTGGGCGAGCCTGACCACGCATAGATCCTAGAACTTTTCCAGAGTAAGCTTTTATGAGTGGTTTGTCACGACCGATAGTACTTTCTACTATCGCTTCCCCATAAGCCTTTTTTCCACTTTCTATTAAACTAGGGCTATTTACCTGGTGGCCCTTAATAATATCAGCAAATGATTTATCTAGATCACTCCGGATTGCTTGGCCTTCCGAGGTAATAAAAGAGCCAGTTTGTGGGCTAGTGGCCCTCGGGTGATAGATGTATTTTCCGCCACCAATATCAAAGTACAAAGACTGTGGTTTGTCTAATCCATACTGAGCACCAATCTTGTCAAAGGCTGCATTTCGTTCTGGCTGGGTCGGGCTGAAAAGCCCTTCTATATAGTCATTGCCTACCCCAGAGTTGTTAGCAAATTCTGCTAATGGAATTGCTTGGATTCCTTCTGGGATTGTTCCCTGGAAAGCAGTAAATCTTTTCGCAATTTCTTGTGCTTGTTCTAATTTGGTACCAGTTTGTCTGCCTAAAAGTTCATCAGCTAATTCGGCCATTACCCCGCCTTGTTCTCTCATGTGGCCAACATTCGCTAAGCTCATAGAACCCATGCCGCCAGAAGCACTTGTAAGGGTAGACCTGCCGCCTATTGCTACCGGCAGGTTGTAAACTTGATGCTGTAATTGCGGTTCAACTCCTCTGATGATAAGTTCTCTAATTTGTTTGGGGTCCAGATTGGCCATAGGGCCAACCTTCATTTCGCCTTTTACCATTTGGTCAAAAGCGATATCCGCATTTTTGCGACTCCGGCTACCAAGGGTTTGGAATTGTTGGATGGCCTGGTCCAGCATCTCAGCAGTTACTTGCTGGTCCTTCCAGAGCAATTCTCTAATTGCTAAGCCTTTAGTACTTAGATCTCCTTTCTCCTTGAACCCTTCTAGTTGTGAGGCAATATCTGCAAAGAGTTGAGATGTGCTCCAAAGAGAAAGCTTATTTCTCATCCCGATGTCTCTTGTAAGCCCCAAGGCCTTATCAAACAAGTTGGTTACATTTTGTGTTGATCTAGGGTCTCTTAATGTGGTAAGGGCATCTTGATATCTATAGATGTTATCTTTTCCTGGGGTGATGCCGACTTCTGCGAAGAAACCTTCTATGTCTCTTCTTTCTTTTTGGTATTGGCCAATTGTAAATTGGGATCCTTGAACTGAGGGGTCTAGTCTTGCAGTTTCAGAAGAAAGCCATTTCGCTCGCTTCATCCCAGCTCTGGCCGCTGCCAATTCTTCACCTTTTATCCCACTTCTTAAGGCATGGCCGAATCTTGCTTTTTCTGCGCCTCCTTCTGAATAGGCTCTTTGCCAATCAGAATAATCGCCACCTAGGCCACTAGAACCTGCGAGATGAGCAGCTGCTGTATCGGCTTCCCTAACTATTCCCTGGTGTCTTTCAGAAAGTTCTGCAAGCATAGCAGTCGTGATTGTATCTAGGGATTTTTCACCTATTTTCTTTATACCCTGAGACTCAACTGCTTGTACCCCCCGGGTTCTTCTTAAAGCCTCTTCAATTGGGGCTCTTCTCAAGACTTCTGGTTCCGTTGGTGGACCTAATTCAAAATCCCTAAATTCTGGGGTACCTCGAATGATTTCTTCTACAGTGATGTGGTGTGTAGAACCTGTGTTGGGGTCAATCCTATAAGTAAATCCGTTGTTGGATTTTATTGCCTTACCGTAGCTTCTGCGGAAAGCATCCATATATTTACCATAGAAATCTTTTAATGCAGCGGCACGTTCTGGCCCTTCAGGTAGCGCCATAATTGGCAATATGTCTGACGACCCTTTGGCCATTTCATATATAGTAGCCAGACCCCGGAATTCTGTCCTTGCAGGCACCATCTGAATAACTTTTTTATTGCCGAAGAGTTTTTCAGTATCCCCCAAGGTTCTTTCGTCCATCCCTGCTAAAGCAAGTTCACCAGTCTTTGGATCTTCTAAGATTTTGTCTAGAAGAAAATTCCCAGACTTTGGGCCTTTCTGAAAGCCCCCCTTTGAGGATTCCCCAAGAATTTCAGATGGAGAAATCCTTCTAGCTTGTTCTAACAGATCTCTTTCCGCTTTTTGTTCTGCGGTTATGGTATCTCCACCTAAACCTTCAAGGAAAGAGATTCTAGCTTGGATGCCTTCTCCAAAAGCGTGCCTCCTTAATGTCTCGTTTTGTAGAAGTTCTTCAAGTTTGGCAGATTGAAGATTGCTTTTACCTAATCTTATGGTGCGGCTTTCACCATATCTAATATTACGATCCAATAAAAATAGGATATCATCATTAGCTCTTAGCTCAGGTCTACTGGAGCCAGCAAGCAAAGCATTTAAATGTTCTTCTGGAATTGCCGCTGTGCGCATGCGCAGCATCTGGTCCCCTGATTGCTCTTCTAACATCCCCACAAATTTAGTACTTGCGCCCCTACCTTCATTTAAGATTTTAAAAGGACGTGATCTCTGGGCTGTAGTTCTGGAATCAGCAGAGTATCCTACCGGAAGTGAACCTGCTATTCTCCCGCTAGGATGAGGAAGGGTAAAAACATCATTTGTAACCTGGTTTGGACCGAGGCCAGCGACTGGGTCGTAGTTATTGCGTTCAGCTAACATCTTTCTCAAAGAAGAGAGTTCGTCGGCAGAAGCGCCAAATCCTTTAGCAGCCATTTCATAGACACGCTTTACATTGAGTCCTTCATTAGCAACAGTAGGGATGAGTAATCTACCCATATCTTCTCTGCCTACTTGGATATGAGAACGTACAAACCTCTTGTACTTATCGCCTTCAACAAGATCATCCATATTCTCAGTAAAGTAATCCATCAGGAATTCGTCAGCACCCATACTGATCTTTGTGCCTTTATTGCCAGCTAAATATGATCTCATTTCTCCTGGATTTAAAGCCTGTCTAGCTACATATTCAGTTGGGCTTAATGCACCAAGTCTTATTCTTCCGTTAGCTTGCTGGATTGGGATATCCTGGAATGCTTTACCACTTGAGATTCTTACTTGGGAGAGTTCTGTTCTGGCGCCTTCTTTTAAGAGGATTAATTGAGTCTTTAACCCCTTGCCTTTAGCGGCTTGGAAAAGACGATGGGTTTTAGCTATTAAGTCTTCTCTTTTGCCAAAGCCATATTCTTCAAAATATGCAGCGATAACTTCGGGAGAATCCATCTGTATCTGTTTTATTCTTCTGTGCTTTTGTATCTCGCTTGAGATATTATGCTCTTCCATAAAAGCACCAAGATCAGGAGCTGTTCTGTCTATAAGTCCTTCATGCCCTGTGATGAGTTGTTTGTAAGCTAACTTAGCTCTTTTTTCTAGCGATTGACCTGTTGCCGTATCAGCGCCAGGGATATCCACTAAATGTAATAAACCCGTTGAGCGAGCAACTCTTTCAACATGCTGTTTGTGGCTTGGCGAAAGCCCTATTAAATGCCTTAGGTTAGCTGCTGATATATCGCCTAAATTCTCTAAGTTAACCTTTAGTTCTGTTTGAGCATAGGAGCTTAAGTTAAAAGAACGTAATAGGCTCTTGACGGTTAGTTCTTTGGCTGTTTTAAATGCTGGTTCAATTTTGCTTCTGTTCTTTGTAAAGATGTTAAAGCCTTTATATCGGCTAGTATCAAAGTCTAAAGCATCTGCTAAATCAGTTGCAGAGATTTCATAGCGGTTAGCTCTTGCACTCTTTAGTTTTTGGAGAAGGTCTTTTTGTTCTTTTTGCTGGCGCCAAGGTGCAGATATACGACCTGCACTTACTTGTTGGAATGTGCGATAGCCAGTGATCCCGGCTCCCGTTAATAAGGCAGCTGGAGCTACATACTCCCCCCAGAATGAATCGCTACTGTTACCCATTACGTGTCGACTCCATACCTGATCCCTTGAAGCTCAAGTTGGCGCTTAATCTCACCACGTTTATCCATCGCAAGATCTAAAACTATTCTAGTTTTGTCTCCTGGTGAACTGGTGAACTGAACATCCAAATCTCTTAATCTAAGAGCCATTAAAGATTTAGATAATTCGTTAGGGTCTTCTCCAGGGCCATTCATTAGATCCCTAGCACCTTCGGCAGCGTACAAATCTCGTTCAGCCTGGGCTGAATCATCTTCCCACAAATCGAAATCGTGGTGGTCGAGTCCTTCTGCTTGTACTACTTTTAGCTTGATACTGTCCATATTAGCACCAGGATTGTAGCCGATCCAATCCGAAGCTGGTGCATTAAAAGGAGATTCTTCTTCAAAATAACCCTCTAATCTTTTTGCCCTAATAAAATCAGGAAAGGTGTTAGGTCTTATATCACCTGATTGAACACCTGAGTAGTAGTCCCCGAACATATCCATTGAAGCTGACTGGCCTTCTAAGGCTCTAGAAGCTTCAATAGCCTGCATGGCTTCTGATTCTTGGTCAGAGATTTCATCTTTGGAGGCTAAGAACCCATAGAGTTTCTTTTGCCATTGAGCCATATAGAATTTCTTCATATATGCTGGAGAGGCTTCAAGCACTCTCTTTCTAACTTCTGGGTCATCTTCAGCAACAAATTCCCTGAAGTATGGTTTCTCTTCTCGGGGGATTACCTTCTCAACTGTCTCTACGTCGGCATATGGATCAGCACCGTACATAGTGAATTCAGCTTTTCTAGCAAAAGCAAAAGCAGCTCTGCCTTCACCTTGTTCTCTAGCAGCACCTTCTAGTTTTTTAGCTTTAGTATAATCTAAGATATCAAAGTATTGTTTTAGATCTCGCTCTTCTTGGACTGGAGCTGGGATGAAATCGACACCAGTTGCGGCAACGGCTGTTCTAGCTGCTGGTAAAATGAAATCACTTATTGGTTTATTCCATTGAGGAGAAGTCTTGCTGTATACTTCTCGTTCTTCATAAGTCTGGATTGGTGAAACTGGTCCTGAGGATTTATGTACAGGAGAGGTGGGCAGTAAATGTTCAACTGGGTTTAGGTGGCCGGCTGAGGTTAGACCCGCCCAGTAGTTGCCTAAGATGCCTTCTGGCTCTCCTCTAAATGAAAGTTTCTTTTCTCTTTCTAAGAGTTGTGCTTGGGTCCCAGCATAAATAGCCTGATCTCTATAGGGGAGTTCTCCAGAGTCTGCTTGGTTTTTAACTCTGCCAGCTACTTCTTTAAACTCATCACTTGACCTAGCAACATCGGCTAATATCTTGTACTTGAAGATATCAGGATATTCTTCATATGGAACATCTTCCAATTCTGGGAAGCGAGAAGCGAAACCAGGGCCTGGCAGTCTTTCCTTCATCCTTCTGCCAGAGTAAGGGTCCCCTTCCAAGAATGAGCCTTGGAAGTAATCAGCCCCTGGGAGCCATGCAGGCATATCGTTTGCAATTGGGTTAACGGTTTGGATATCAGTTCTGTCTTTGGGAAGAAATCTGCGGATTCCCTCACTGGTCATGGCGCCACCACCAATTTCCCAATCCCAGAATGAATTACGCATATTGCCAATATCACTTGAAGAAGCAAGTACTGGTTTGTCAGCCCACCAAGAGTCTGAGCCGAGGGCTTCGCTTAATATATAACCAGGTAAACCAGCAGCGTCAGAAGCTCTGTAGATCGTTTCTCCGGCTGTGAAGGATGGGCTTAAGGGGGTGAGTGCAGGCGCAGGTCCAGAACTCCTTAAATCGCCTCCTGGGGCTTGAGAGACGTCCTTCCCATACTGGATTGCTTCGCCTTGCTGGATGCCTTCGAGGCCGCCTGCGGATGTTTCATCAGCATGCATATATTTGGTTGGCTTTAGAACTCTACCTATTGTGGCCGCCCAGATTGGACCTAACGGACCCGCAAAAGAATCATCTGCTGTTGCAATTGGGTAAGGTCTTTCATGATACATTTCTTTTTCAATGTAGTAGGGATCTGTAACTCCTTTAATCATTCTTGAGAAAGGTCTGTCAGCATAGTCTCCATAATTAAGGTCGTCTATGCCTTCGTTCATTAATCTTCTATACCAGCCTTCAGTATAGATCTGTTCTCCTTCGCCCTCGATGTCCGACTTTCCGGATTCCCAAAATCTTCCTTTCTTTATAGATACTTCAGCTTCTCCAGACTGCTCAGCAGCCACTTCCCTATAGGAGGAGCCGGAACCTAAAGAACCAATTAAGAATGGTAATGAAAGAAGCCCGCCAATAGCTCCACCTATCCCAGCGAATTTAGCTCCTCTAGTCATCCCAGCACCAAAGAGTTTACCTAGGAGTGGAACCTTTTCCGCTTTCTGGAGAATAGCTGGGGCATCATGGACCGCTTCTCTGGCATGTGCCCAAGGGAAAACGCCTTCAGGGGTTGCTAATTTGTTTGTTAGGCCGGCGGCTACCCATCCAGTTAGAGCACCCGAAAGTGGAAAAGCCATAACGCCTAAGAGCCGGTGAGAGCCTTCTGCTTTGTCTTTTTGATATTTGTTTAGAGCAGTTAGGCCTGTAAGGTCAGAGATGCCAGCATAAGTTCTTTCACCTGCTGCAACAGCTTCTCCTCCCATCTGTTCTAGATTTCTGCCAAAGAAAAGATTTGTTACAGCAGAGCCGACTTCATAAGCAGCTGCACCACCAACAACAATTGGCAGGAGCCTGCTTATATGACGACCCCACAAGTCTAAAGCAGTGCCTGAATAATCCCCTCCTGCACCCAAGACATTCTTAAAGAATGAATATGGTTTGCTTTCAATACTCTTTTTAAGAAGTCCTCTTTCAGAAGAAGGTCCACCATAAACAACTTCTTCTATGAATTCCAACGGGCTATCTAGAACACGCATATAACGTTCCGTCATGCGCTTTCCAAATACCTGAGCACCTTGAAGTACTTTGTGGGCTTCTGGAGGAATGTTTATCTTTGATTCTAACTTATCAACATTAAGGAATGGTTCTAACGCTTCTCTCAAGACTCCAGAGATTTTTGGTTTACCAGTAGCTTTAGTTACTACATATCTGAATTCATTGTTTCTGCTGATTGGTTTGGCGCCGGCGATATCACTGTAGACTTCTGTTTCTTTGATTACGTGTTGGTATTTGAGGCGACCTTCAGCATCTCGAAGGGAGTCCTTTTCGACCTGCCAACGACGTGCTCTGATATCTACATCGGAGATAAGTGGGTCGCCAGAGATACTACTGTCAGGGGCAAGGCGGAACAAAGCTGGTCTGCCTTCGTGCGGCTGGACCTTGAAGCCTCTGATCATGTCCTCTGGGGTTAGAGTATGACCAGCTTCACCTAAGAGGGTTTCGTAATGGGATCTAGCTCCAACAAGAGCTTCTGGGGGAATTGTTAAACGAGAGGCAGGAGTTGTCAGCGTGCCGGCGGAAGCATATCCAAAGAGACCGAAGGTTCTCGGAATGCCCCCCATGGTTTCTTCGACACGCTTGATGCCTTCTAAGGCGAAGTCTCTTAATCTAACTGGGGTTTTGCCAGTTGCATCTAATTGATAACCAGCTACTTCCCACCAGTTGCCAAGACCCTGAGTAAGATAAGATAATCTACTTGGATCTATATTTAAAGTAATATTGCTGGCGAACCTAACACCAACTAAAGCCACACTTGATAGAGCAAGATAAGTTAGCCCCTGGGTCCATCTTCTAGATTCATCGTATTCATGGTTGGTGACTTCGATAAAAGGCTTTTTATCAACACCACTGATAAGAGGCTTTTCTTCCATTTACATGCCTCTTGATCTAAGGTATTGTCCTCTCAGCTCGCCCATCTGCTTTCTGTGATCGGCAGCAGCTTGCTGCTCCATTGCTTTGTCTTGTTTTGATCTGCCGCCCATGGCAGCACCTACTTCAGCTATTTCCTTTTCGATATTGATCTTCTGAGCCCTAGCTGCTTTGACCCTTTCTTCTTCTGGATCAGTTATCTGGATTTCAGTTTGTAATATCATTTCTGCCTGAGCTGCTCTTTTAAGTATAGTAGCCCATTCCATCGCTTCTACCATTTCTGGAGTATAAGCAGGGAATGCATTACATATAAAAACAATTAGCTGGTCTTCGATATTAGCAACAGCTTGTCTATTATAAGAAATAACTTCTATTATGGAATTAGGATTTAAAGTGCCAGATACAGAAAGGACATTCTTTACTACTGAAGATATGATGCCAGCATCTTGATGAGCGCGGGAGTCTTCTGTCCAACGCCATTTCTCTTCTTCTGAGAGTTCTTCTGGTGGGTCTTCGTCAAAGCTAGAGTAAAGAACGCATTTGTTAAAGATAGATTCTTCTAATTGGATGTCGATGGTGGCACCCATGAAGTCTCTTGCTTCTCTGTATTTGCGATATTCAGACCAAGGAAGGGGGGTCCAGACTACATGACCTTCTTCAAAGTCAGTCCGGTATATGCTGGTCGATTCTATCTTGTAGTCTAGGTACGTTTTCGCCATCGTATAAGATATAATCCTTGGTTGTTTCTGGGGGGAGGATGGAAGGGTTTAAATGAACAGCTAGTTTTGATCTAAGATAGCAAAGAACTTTCTTCTTTGTTAAAAAATGACTATGAGTCCCTAAAGAGCAGCTGCACCCACTAGCCGTGATGCCGGTGGGTATGTGGGTACAGCGAATTGCAAAACACTGATTGCCGTGACCTGGATCCATCACGCACTCAAGCCAAGCCATTTTTTAAAAGGTCTACTCCACAAGGGGAAGAAAATTGTTCCGACCACACCACAGGTAGCCCCAAATAAAAATGAAAGCATATTGACTCCTTATTTCTTTACGATTGGCTTTGTTCGGTCAGGCTTAGTTACCTGACCGTTGGTATTGATTACTGGCTTAGGCATTCTTGCGATTGTACATTGGGACCTGGTCCCAGACATTGCCCTGGCTCAACTTATCACCTGGCTGGAAATTGCCTCTTGTATCCTGGGCGACAGTGAAGGTTCCACCATCACCAAGCTCATTGAAGACGTCATTTGCTTCTAGGACGGGGACATAATCAATATGCCATTCGCCACTAGGGGCCTTCTTGGGATTTGAAGTGCAAATGTAAGAAGCTCCAGTCTTGTGACGGATTGGCTCTTCAGTCTTTGCGTCATAAAGTTCGATAACGTCGCCATGACCAAGTTGGTTTGGCTGTGCAATCTTGCCAATTGAGAATCCTCTGCGTTCTACTAGGACAATGATCTTATCTTTAAACATAAAAATACTTCCTTCTATTATAGCTTGTAACAGGCGCTCATTGCTCTTTCAGGGCTTACGAACTTAGAGTTCTCCATGATAAGGGCAAAGAGGGTTGGGATTAGGCCGGCTTCAGACATGGTTAGCATCTTGTGATCTACCACTGGATGGAGTAAGCAGCACTGAACGACCTTCTCCTGGAAAAGGTCTTCAATATCTTCTGCTGGAGTAACGCCTGACTGGCCAAGACCGCGAGTGTCCCTCAGGATATTTCGGTATTCTAGGCGCCGGAGGGGACGGACCAAGAAGACCTTCTCGTCATCAGGGACGAATGCATAAAGAGCTCCGAATTCAATCTTCCAACTATTGAGCACATCACGGGATGGTGCACCAGGGAAAGTTCTAGAAATCTCCTCAAGGGGATCAAGGATCGATTCTAAGCCTTCGTCTTCTGGGAGAGAGGGTGACCCATAGGCAACGTCTGCTTCGGGGCTTAAAACGGATCCTGGGGATCCTGGTGAGGTTTTTGCGTTGGGGTTAAGAGGTGCCATATATAAACTATTTCTCCAAGGAATTAATTAAACGATGTCATGGGCAATAAAACTATACTGTTCCATGATTGGTTGGCCACTTGCTTCTACCACCATTGATTCACCAGTTAGGTAAACACCCTTAATGTGTTTTACTGTGTGGTTAGCATCTGGATCTCGGTGGTTACCAAAAACAGCATAGATGTCGAATGGAGGTATTTTATCAAATCTTGTTACTTGATGCGAACCATTTTGTTTTTTATTCAAATCAGTAGCTAATTTTTTGAATTCCTTATTGCCTAATTGATGGATCTGATTGATTGTTTGTCTTGCTCTGAACTCTGTGCTTGTGTCTAAATCGGAGTCCCGCAGAGAGATGCCTAAGTCATTAGGCGGAGCGCTTCTATCCCATAGATGCTGAGCTATAATGTTTAGATAACCTGCTTCAATAAAGTTAACAGTTAGGGTTCCATGAATAATAAGATTACCTTTAACTACTGTGTCAAAGAGTTGAGAAGCATAACCATAGATAGGTGATCTATTGGTTATGGTATTAAACATTAGGCTATTAAGCTCATCAATAAGAACATCATTTAGATAGATTTCTGCTTGTCCACCGCAATAGTAGTAAGTCTTGTAGGTAGAGATGGTTCTCTTTTGTTCGCTTGCCAAAGCTGCCGCCTGTACGTACCCGTTTCCCCATGCCATACTGATTACCTAAAGGGATTGAAAGACTTATTGATTAAGTCTTTCAATTGTTCTGACTGAGCGCCACCAATAATACTCTTAAATGTAGTTGGCTGTATGCTGGGGATTTCATTACCATATTGGTCAGTGACTGCTGATACTGCTTTTCGGTAACCGCCAGGACGCATAATAGCTACATGTTGTGCAGTATATTGCATTGTATTTTCTGTAATCATATCTTCAATTGACATTACCTGACCTTCTGAAACTATATCTATTCCGAAGATAACCATCTCAGAAGCATGGCCATGTTCGTTAGCAAAGCTTACTACAATATCAAATGGGGGCAGTTGGTCGGGGAGGGTATGTTCTAAGTCAATGTAGCCACTATCTGGGCTTATTGCGTTTTTGGCGGGATCACCTGGGTATCTTCTCATCACATTGTAAAGTACATGTCTGTCGAAAACTGTATTGACCATGCTACCTGCGCAAGTCCTAGTGCCCCTAGTTCTTCCGCGCTCCCCTACTGTTCCTACCGAACGTACAGCAACTTTCTCTCTAAATATGCTATAAGTCAATGTCTGGACTGTGGCAAGTTCGACAAATATAGGTTCGTTACCACTGGCGGCAGGCATAGCTAAAAGAATCCTGATATCAGCACCAGAGAAAGAACTAAAAGCTCCAGCATAATCTGGGGCGTCATAAGGGGCATCAGCTTTTCTTGGACCACGTGAGCGGTCCTTGATGCCGAATTTATAACTTTCAGCTAGTTGAGTGAATGGGTTTGGCATTGGGCATCCTTTTAAACGACATAAGGCCAGTACCTTGTCGATACTGGCCTTATTACAATTACAGGATTAATTATTTAGTTAGTTCCGGTTTATAGGAACCCACCATTGCCTGGATCACGGAAGCCCATACTCTTCCAAGGAGCGATGGTCCGTGCCACATAGGTCATCTGATGTTCCATTACAAGGTCGTCGATTGAAGAGCCTGAACCTTCATTCAGAATTTCAACACCGTAGATTCTCATTACTGCGGCTGAACCATACTCGTTGGCTGCAACTAGAGTAATATCGAATGGAGGGATCTGGTCTGCGAACCAGGGGAGAGCAGCTATCTGATCGTCACGAGGATCCGTAACGTTGCCAAACGATGTCTCCTGTTCAAAGACGTTTGCACTTGGGGAGTTGCCTGAGCCTTGATCAAGTGCAGAAATCTCAATGCCGTCTGGCTTGAGGCTGTCCTTGTCGGCCCAGAAACGCATGCCCTGAAGCTCTTCTAGAATTGCATGTCGGTCGAACTGGATAAAGACCAGCGAACCAGCGATGCCACGCTTGCCTCTAGCAAATGCGCGAGGGTCGGGGCTGCCCATTGTATAAATGGGGCCTTTTTCTCTGGTTGCGCTCCAAGAAATGCCCTGGAGCGTAGCAATAACACGGTTGCCGAAGACTGCGCGAATGTCACAGCCAGAAAAGCTGTTGTATGATCGTGTGAATTCGCTACTAAGATTTGCCATTGTCTACTCCTTAGAGGGTGAGGGCTACAGAGACTGAAATCTTACGTAGCTCATTGATCACTTTGAGAGCTAAGCTAAGTTTTGCAGTACCACGGGCCTTATCAAGATTTGTCTGGGTAAGCCCCATTGAGAAGGACTCAAGTGCCCCACCTGACTGAGACTGGAGTTCCGACAATGCTCTCTTAATCTGAGTCTCTAGACCAATCTTCTTTAGCGCATCCAGTGGATCGCCTAGGAAGGGCCGAGCGACTGTTCTTGAACGGTCAACTGCTTCTGCTACAAGTCGCATCGTCATGTTGCGAGTGTAATCAGAAACTGGTAGAGCAGCGGAAGGACCATCGACTACAGTAACCACGCCATCTTTCTCACTCATCACTACGAATCGAGCACCGGTTAATGAGTCCTGGTGGCGCTTAGCTAAGCTTCTTGGTAGTCTAATGTTAGAACCACCGATGCGCTTTGCTGTCGAACCGGACCAAGGAGCAAGACCGCAGAGCAGACCTGCATAGAGGGCAGCACCTGAAGCGATGTATCCAGCACCAGCTGAATCCCAAACATTGCTCATGATTGGCCAGGCTGCTACGATGCTAATGAACTTACCAAGATCAACTTCGTAACCATTAGAATCTAGTACGGACTCTGTGCCATCAAGTTCTTCATTGTCAGTTAGTAAGAAACCAGCTGAGAATTGATCGGCGACCACATCGTCAAGCGCCCGGCCGGAAACAAACTTCCAGCCTAAGAGGCCAGAGCCGTTAACAGATACTTCGCCATCTGAATCATAAGAAGGTGACTTACCGATCCAAGTTGACAAAGAAGCAGGGTTGAAGTGGTTTGATGGAGGACGAACCCCAATGCTACCAATAACTGACTTTTCATTTTCGCTAATATCTTTGCAGGTCTTAGCTAGTTTCCAAGCAAAGTTAACTTCATTGTAGCTGTATCCATCTGGGTCGATTTTGGCAGTGTACCACATGTGAAGTAGTTCGCCAGACACTTCCTTTTCACGATGGAAGAAGAGAAGGTCTGTTTCACGGACTACGACTGTGGGGTCCAACCCAGCTTCGACGAGGTCATTGACATCCAGTGAGAAACTAAGGTCTCGATCAAGATGCATGAGCAGGTTCGTGCCTTGTACCCCAACTTCGATTGTGAAGTCTGTAGCAGCTGCTGAGTCAGCAGCATCAACTGCAAGTCCAGTATTCGTATTTGTTAACGTCACTACAGCCAACAGATCTGAAGCAGTAACAAGTGCAGCACTTGCGGTGATGGCGTCGGCAGTCGCTGCCGCTAAAGTGACAGCAGTCGCGCCAGTGGCTCCAGCAACTTCGATTCCAGTTCCAGCACCTACAGGGTCTATGCCCTCTGCGTTAATGTTATACCAGACATAGTATAAACCATCGCCATCATCAAAAGTCCAGTATTTATTATTTAATGAACCGGCCACGTCTGCCACACATTCAACTGTTGAAACTTCTCCTGCTTCTTCCCAGTTCAAGATACGAGCAGAACGAACTAATTCATCTGCTGTGATTTCTGCACCAAAGTCATCATTCTTGGGTTCGGTTACTGTTAACCAGCAACCGCCGCGACCAGCAAGATCCAATTTAACTCTGGCCGCTGCCTGGTCGGAGTTATTAGTAAATAGAAGGTTTAACTGGTCCTTTTTCTTTGCAATTGTCGCGGTACTTGTCTGTCCAAACAGGGCACCTGGCAGAATGGTTTCGCCACCAGGAAGGTCCTGGCCATCAAGAGCAGGATCGTCAGCATAAGCATCCATGAGGACTAGATGATCAAAGTCTGTAGCTTCTAGGGCTAGACCTGCGTCACAAAGGGCCTCATAAAGGTTCATCTTGGCTGGTTCAACTTCCGCCTCCGCAGAATCGAATTCGGCACCTTCGTCGTTGACTAGCTTAGCTAGACCATTGAAGTCTGAGCCTGGAAGCATTCGGAGCTCTGTGCTGCCGCCAACACCAACTCGGTTAGTTACTACTCTGTCCATACGAATTGGGTTTAGAGTAGAAACAAAACGAATTTTATGGCCAGTACTACCGTTGGCAGTGAAAGCTGCATTAAGATCGGCACTTGCTGCGGTTAAGGTCACGGTTGGGCCAGCGGCACTAACGCTGGCGATTTCTACTTCCTGGACAACTGCATCTGCGCTATCAAGAAGTTGGGCTACATATGGATTAGTAGTTGAACTAAACTGAAGGATGTTTAGGTTGAGACCCGCAGCCGCAACAATGGTTATAACTGCTGGAGTTGCATCTGCAACTTCATTGAAGGTCTGTAGGGTTTCGTCAGTAGCGACAGCAACCTGGAGGCCAATGGAACCGGCTTTAAAATCGGCATCGTTGCCTGAAGCCATTGAGCCGCTTACATTTAAGTGGCCCTGATCTACACTTACTGTAGCACCAGTCTTGTGATAAACAAGATCACCAGTGGAAACTTCGTAAACCTTGAGCTCATCGTTGTCCTGGCCGTATAGAATTTCATATTTTTCTAGGGCGTCTGAACCAGCGACTACTGGTTCGATGGTCATGCCATCAGCGCCTAGGACATCTCCGACGTGGGAGAGGTGGCCTTTGGTTGCAAGAATACGGAAACCGAAAGCGTTATCGGCTCCACCTTGGAATGCTTCTGCAAGTCCTCGACCTAGTGAACCACTTACGCCGTACTTACTAACTGCGGCTGGCCCTGAGAAGACGCGAATCTCTTCTCCAGCAGGCCCCTTACCGGCAGTGCCTAGTACTACAGGGGTAGGTCCAAGGGCAGCTTGTTCTCTAGCAAGTCGACTTTCGACTTGCTCGACAACTATTCCTGGTACGTTTGGGTACTTATCTGCCATTAGTTGTGCTCCTTACTGCACCGAGCTTTGTACGACAAGGCTCCGTAACATATTTTCTCTAACTACTGTTACCTTTTCGGTACGCACGTAATATCTTAAAGGTCTACAAACTACTTTACGATTGTCTGGAGACAAGAATTCGTCAGATAGCCTACCTAAGTATTTAAACTGACTTATTCCACTGGCTCTAAAATACCAGTGCCACAAATCCATCATATCTTCGAACCAAAGAGCCCTGCTATCAGCAACATCATTGGTTCTCGCAAAAATCTTAAATTCTACTATGTTGTCAAACCACTGGCCATATGTGTAAATGGCCATTCCTGGGTTGTCGGGGTCTCTGATCCCTTCTCTGAACATCTTCATTCTTTGGCGACGACCAGAGTCATCTCCAACTGAACCTGTAGATTTTTGTTCAAACAAACCAGGCTTTCTTTCTACCAAACTATAAACTATTCTTTCTTCAGCGATGTTATCATCATTCTCTGGAGTAGCTGAGGAATAGATTAAATTCTTTTCTACTCCTTCTAGCCTTTGCTGAGTCGTAATAGCCTGTCCAACAATTTCATAGAACTGATTTATATCAATGGCTGGTCTTGGGGATCTTGATTTGGGGTTACCTGCTTCTACAATTGCATGATTTGCAAGTTCTTCTAAGTAATCATTGACCCAAATTTCAATTAGTTCAGTATCAGCCATCTCTACCTACCAATAACCATAGGGGTTATGCCTGTTTATGTGTTGGTTCAATCAGTGAAGCATGAAATTCTAAAGTATGAAAGGCGACCGCAATCATCACGGAACCTTTCAGCCATATGGATATTATGCTTATGTAGTATCTTAACTGGAGAAATTATTTCTCCTTCACTGTTGGTAAGTGGTTCTATAAGTTTATCATATCTTGAAATTGCTTCATGATGTTCAATATAGAAGAACGAAAGTTCAACTATATTTTTTCCCCAAGTAGTATATTTCTCAACTGCTTGGTATTCGAATCTTGAAGTCTTATAGCCTACAACTATTTCGTCATCAAAGAGGTAGCCTTCACCTTCACAGCTTTGGCAGGGATAATCCTTATCAACTTCGCCTGAATGATTAGAACTTTTACAAATACAGGTTTGTAGTTCACTGCTAGTTGTTGGGTAAATAACGCCTTCTTGTCTTCTCATTCTTCTTAGGATAAAGAAACAACCTTTAGCAACTTCATCTGAAGCTCCAAAGAAGAATTTGTTTAATTCACTACGAAGATCTATTTCTTTGGCACGAGGAGAAGTAGATGTTTTGAAAGACTTCATTTACCTACTCCAAACTCTTCGAACACGTCTTTGCATTACGCCATCTGAAGTTCTTGAGAATTGACCTCTGCTATTTGCTCCAGGGACGGAGGGGACATCGTAGGTGTCTTGAGGGGATAGACCACGGCCAAAGGTAGGGAAGTCAGGAGAATCTGAGCCCCTTGTTACTGTCAGCATGTCACGGCCATAGTTACCACCATCTTCAAGTATCTGAGTTAATTCCATTAACTCTTTGGTCACCATTCTAAAAAGCTCTTCTGCTGCTTTGTCTCTTCTTACTGAAAAGTCTCCTAGGCGTTTGGCCATAGAAGCATTTATAGAAGTGCCAGAGAGGAGGGTTATTATTGTCGCAGCGGTAGCCCATCTAGCTCTGTAATTAGCATAAGTAGTGGGATTTAAAGCCGAGTTCTCTGGTACATAGTTCATCAAACCAGCTTGTTCAGAGAAGTAATGGATGATTTGGTTAATGGTATCGTCAGGTACTTCAGATAGGAATTCACCGGCTAGGAGCCTAACACGCATTGCGCTTGAATATAATGGAGTAAATCTGGTGGTATAGTAGAATTCAATTGAGCCAGTTAAAGAGCTCCCGTCTGTGGCAAGAAGACCTTCGACGGATATATGAATAATACGATTAGCAACAGGCCGAGAAGGGGTTAATATTGCCCCCAGTGAAAGACTAATCGTCGCCATATTCGCTCCTAAAGAATCTACGATCTAGTGTTTTTGTTGGTTCGTCTGGATACCCAAAACAATAATTGAGTTTCTTTTTCTTGCCTAATCTATAAACTACTATAGGTATTATGTGGGTGATGCCTGAAGAAAAATCTTGTTCTATTCTTCTAATTACTTTATGGAGAGCAGTTAGTTCTGGGAATAAAGTGGTATAAAGAATACCATCATCAGTTTCTGCCGAAAGATGAAAGATATCTAGATCGATTAATGTGGCAGCCTGTAAGGGGAGTCTTGAAGAAACATAGTGGAAATCAGGATAGTTCTCACCGATTGTTACTGAAAAGATTTCTGATTCACCAAAGGTTAAATGCCACTCTAGCCTCATTCTTCATCATAACGAAGCACTAGGCTATAACTTGAAGTAAGTCCAATTCCTGCTGAAGGTAATACTTCCATCTGAACAACTAAGTAAAGACCGACATCTTCTGCTGCTTCAAAAGGTCCAGCACCTAAAGAGATTGGGTCATCTGAACTCGTTGCAAAGAGGTTTGTTTTGGGCGCCGTCATGGCTCCAGCCGAAGCATAGCCTCCCACCTTCGGTGTTGCGTATACCTCAGCGGTTTTAACCCAAACCGAGATGCCGTCATTAGGCGTATCGCCATTAACAAAAACTTCTAGATTTGAAATGCTTGTGGAGTCGCCTAAACTCTCTACGCAAACTCTCAACCATTTCTCATATGAACGAAATACTCCAGCATTTGGGGAAACAAGAGCATGGGCTGCTGTTTCAACTTCTTCTACATCTGGGCTGTCAATTGCTGTGAATTGTAATGGGCTGGCTTGTTTGGATGTGGGGACTTCAACTCCTGCTTCACCGTTGAATTCTTGGAAGTAAACTGTTGCTAATGCCATGATTGTTATCCTGTAAATTTTATTGTCAGAATATTATTACTAACTGTGACCGTGATTGGCAGATTCACTGACTGCTGTAAGGACTCATCCATTGGGAGATTTTCCATAATAGCTTTTATGGTTGCTTCAGTTAAAGAATCTGTGTCTATGTTCTTGTTAAAGGTAATAACCACGCCAGATAAAGATAACGGCAAATTTGAGTCTCTGTTTTCTGGGGTCATAGACACAACAGCAAAATCGGCGCTATCGACCGAAGCAACTCCGTCTATTCTTTTTAGGCCACCGACTTCACTTTCCTTAATATCAAAGGATTGTGGTTCTACTGAAACCTCAGTATATGTTTCGGGGCCAGTTACAAAAGAAAATTTGTAGATACTATCTAAAGGAATCCCTTCGGTTAATGCTACGGTCCAAGTATCAGCCTCAACGAAGTTACCACTTAAGAAATGGATTGATACCCCCTCAAGAAGAACTATGTTTCTATCTGTAACGGTATTAGCAGACCAGGAGCCAACTGAACCATATCTATATTTAAAGATGGCTGTTCCTAATGTCCCTGCTGTTACTATCTCAATATCGATTGAGTCATCTTCGTCGCCAGTGAATGGGCCAGAAAGAGTAAAAGAGCCAGTAGAGGTATTGTCTACTTCAGCTACTGGGGCATCAATGGTCTTACTGAGAACACCTGTGCCAACTAAAACGGAATAAGTCTTATTAGGTTCCAATGGCGAGTTTGGTGTAAAAACAAAAGTTATGTTATCTTCAGTTGTGAAAGTTCCCCCAACCACTCCGGTATAGGACTTAGAACTTAAATAATCTTCACCTGAATTAGTGAGGTTTTCTAGGCTAGGACCCTGAGCAAAAAGTTTAGAAGCGCTACTTGAAATTACAAGATTGCCTTGATCGATTATGGTTGAAGGGTCAATCTCTTCATCAAATTCAATCTCTATAGTTGCTCCAAGAGCTATGCCTTCGGCGCCATTAACGGGAGTGGTTGAGAGGATATCCATTTATTTCTTGTTGGCTTTCTTTAGAAGCTCTTTGATGCGCTTAGTGGCAACTTCGGAAGGAGTAGAGGTCGGTTCTGGCGTTTTGACAGTCTCAACGGCTGGAGTCTCTTCTGCAATTTCCTCTAGAGCTTCTTCTTCACCTAGAAATTGGTAGCAACCTGCTCCAATATCCATACTCCAATTGGCTAGATCATCTTCAAGGATCCCTAGTTCAGAAGCAACCACATTGGCAAACTTCTTAAAATTGACTTCGAGTTCACCAAGTTTCTCAAGAATTGCATGTTCAGTCTGCAAGAATGAACGGCGAGTCTGGGAATGATGCTTTAAAAGATGCAAGTACTGGTCATTCATACTAACAATTAATTTTAGTTCTTCATCTGGAATCTTTAGTTCTTTGGACATGTTGTTCCTCTCAGATTGTTGTTTTACTCTTCTCTCCAGAAATAACCCTCTTCTGTATTAAGGGTCCAGCCATCTGACAAACTAACATTTGTTTTGGCTTCTAGAGATTTAACTAGAGATAAAATTTTATTACTAAGTTGCTGCATTTGTCCAGCAAGAACTTTTTGTCTTTCCTGAAGTTCAAGTAATATGTCAACATATGAAAGGGCTAAATGCTCTTTTTGTTCTATAAGATTAAGAAGAAGCTCTTTGTCTTGGCCTTCTAACGACCGAATTACTTTCATACTTTTGCCTGTTCTGGTTTTGTTTTTTGTTGGCTAAGTGGGATGCCTTCAATGGCAGGACCCCTAGCCACTACCTTCCCGGTTGCTTCAAGGGGCTTTAAATCCAGTTCAATATCTTCAGTTATGCCATTTACAATCCGCCGCATCAACACTCGTCCATCATTAATAACAATCAATTCTGTAGCAGCACTGATTGCTGCTGTTACTGTTACTAGTTCATCCCCAATATTTATCTTTGGCATAGAAAACCCCTAAATTACTGGGTTGTTAACCCGTATTGCAATGCCAATCCAGTAAGGATTGTACGGATTGTTGTCGCGTCATGAGCTGCTGAGTAGGCGATGAAACGAGCAATCATTCCGTCAAAATAAGTGCCTGTAACATCACCCACTCGTCCTATAGAAAAATTCTGAGCGATGCCTGTTGACAATGTTGTATTTGATGATGTTTTTGTATAAGCGGGCGCTTTGCCATTAATGTAGATATGTGAGTGATCTTCGCCGTTAGTGTGCTGGATCGCAATAGCAAACCATTTACGTTGTTCGATTTCAGTATTGGAAGTATCTGTCCGACTTTGCACCGAGTCATCGCCAAATACTGTAAATGCCTTGCCACTGGAAACATTTAGATTTAACCATCCCCAAGATTTAGCAGATGTGCCAAGAGAGTCGATGCTCCCCAAAACGTACTGGGAGCTAGTTGAACGAGTCCACATAATGGCATATTCAGTATAATCAGCAGGGCGGCCCATCCCTGTCCCAAAAGTCATAAAATCTGCTCCGCCTGCTACGAATTCAGCTACGGAATATCCATTAAGAGTGTTTGAACGGAATTGTGGGCGGTTTGCGGCTGTTGTCTGCGTTGCGTTATGAGCACCAGCAGATTGGTCAGTTACAAGATCGATATTATCGCCATCTACACATGGGATGCTACTGATTGATGCGCCAAGATGTGGGTCCCAGTCAGTAAGGATCCCAGTACTTGACGGCACATACGCGATTCCAAGCCCAAGTGCAGTCCGAAATGCTGACGAGTCTGTAACGCCAGTTCCGTCACCCGTAACGGTTCCATCCCCAGTCCCGGCGCCGATAGCGGCCCTGAAGGCAACTGCATCAGTGACACCTGTTCCATCGCCAGAAACGCCAGCTCCAGCCGTGAACTCCCCCCAAGTCGAACCATCATATTTTTTGAATACGTTGGCAGTCCTGTCCCAGAGGAAAGCGCCTTCGCCTTGGGCTGAAACGTCATAAGCAACAACAAATGCAGCACTAACATATTCAACAACATCGTTGTTACCAACTCCAGTTATAGAACCGAAGTTAGCGTGTAGAGCTGCGACATTTGTGAGGATATACCTATCACCTGCTGTTGGGGTGGCACCTGGGTCCAGCGTTGCATCGGTTTGCACATCGAGTACATCTTCTTGGAAATCATTAACTTTGGCAGTTTGTATTTTGGCGCCATCCCATTTAAGGATCCCGCTAGTTGTTGCAGATAAGGACAATGAACCAATTTGGATTACGCCTGTACTTGACAGTTTAACATCAACACCAGCTGCACCAGAAAGATCTAAGCCAGTTATGTTGTCTAATTTTACTGGCGCAGCTCCGCCGTCATCTATAACAAAGCCATAACCAGTATCTACGCCAAGGTCTTTGGTCACCCCTATCTGTCGGTAACCACCAGCCGGATCATAGTATATAGCTTTAGTGTGTGCCATTGCAGACTCCCTAGAATTATTCACTTATTAACAATAACACACTTAGATAAAAGAAAAGCCCCAGAGAGATCCTCTGGGGCTTTAAGGGGAAGGATTAATTAGGTAGGATTAGATTATGCTGCCTGGTAAGCCTGTGGCTGACCAATTCGTAGGATTAGAGCGTCAACTGCGGTCGCAACGCCAACTGGGGTGAAGAAATCGCCAGCTGTTAGCCAGTTGGCTAAGGTCATGCCAGCACTAACTAGACGGCCAGTGTGGAGAGCATATACCTGGGCGCCAACAGTTAGAGAACCTTCAACTGCATCGATGCCGGTAGCTGTGAACACTGTGTCATCAGCGATAACGGTTGGGTCAAGACCCGTGAGAACACTGCCGTCTACAGTGTAGAAGGCCCCAGCGGCATCAGCATTGATCGCAGCAGCAGCTAGACCCTGGATCTGAGCAGATGCTAGGGCAGTGTCGACTGAAGGCCACATCTTGCTGTCAGCACCCTTGAAGTAAACTGGGGCACCTTTTAGTAAGTTGGCGCCAGCAGTGAAGGAACCTGTTAGCATGGAGGCCGCAACGCCGCCAGCTTTGATCCGAAGGTTCTCTGAACCGTCGTCCTCAAGCCCGTCACCAGCAAAATCACTTACGTCAACCCCAAAGACACCAGCTGAGGCGAGGATACCGTCACCAGCCATTGCAGTTGCCAGATCAGCAATGCTTTCTAGTTTGGTGAGAGTGCCACCATCAGAAGCGTCTAGGAAAGCGATCGAGTCAGTTGCAACGTCTACAACAGCTGCATCTAAGTTGGTGAGGTGCAGTGAGATAGAGCTGCCTGTAAGGGCGATACCAATGCCAGCAGAGTAAGCACCAGCAGAAGAGAAAAGTACAAAGTTGCAGTCAGTAGTATCAAGGACGAAGTTGCTTGCTACGCTGTTGGTATAGCCCCTGCCACCGCGAGCAGTCCCCTCTTCGATGAAGGTGAATGCCATGATAGATTCAGCAGAAGTGCTCATATCAGCAGCACGAGTCAGGGCTGCATAACCAGCGCCGGAAGTACCAGTGCCGTCAGCGCCTACAACGTAAATGCCTTCTTCTGAGCTATCAGTCTGGGCAAGTAGAAGTACTCTATCGCCTTCTGCGATAGTAACTGCGTCCATCGCATCGGTTAGGAGGTAGTCTGTAAGGCTTACGTTGATAGCTGAAGAAGTTAGAACGCTACCCTTTACGTCAAGCCCTTCAATGGCTGCGCTTACGTATGCCTGAGTGGCTAATGCAGCAGTACCCCACTTTAGTGTACCACCATCGTTGGTGATTGAAGTCCCGCTCAGAGCGACAGAGCCAGCGGTTACTGCACCTGAAGTAGTGAATGCGCTGAATGAAGCTAAGCCATCACTGTCGATAGAGCCGACTTCAGCAGCAGCAGAGTCCTTAAAAAGGATTTTCTTTGCGCCAATTGCATCACCCAACTTAACGATGACGTCTTGTGCGGCGATGGCGTCGATGTTTAGATCGGTTGCTGCGGGTGCAGTTAGAATTGGAGATGCGATGGATGTACTAAAAGCACCAGTTGTAGCACCTGAAAGGGCACCGCCGAGACCGAGGGTTGTCGCTTGTAGGGCAGTGACTAAATCAAAGCCGCCAGAAGCATTAAACCTAATTGCATTAGATGCCATTTGTTTCCTCCCAATTAGCGAAGTTTACAATCAAACAACATGTCCGACTGTTCACTTGTTAAATAACAGGAGAAAAGAAATGTGAGGAGGATTTAATTATTGACTTTGAAATGAAAATGGTGCGCCAATCATAAGTACTAGAATTTCTTCAGATTTCGCACGGCCTACTTGTTGTAGGAATGGAGGCATGGTTTCGATTTCGGAAGGAGTGAATATCTTTCCTGGTTCAGTGTCGCTAACGTAATAAAGGGCACCAGGAATTAATGGGTCTCTACCTACAAAAGTATATTCATTTGCATAACGAATAGTTGCAGTTGTATCGGTTGGTTTAGTAACAACTATTGCAATTGCTGGAAGCGTGGCTCTTGAGGTCGAATTTGCCCTGTCTATTTCTTCTGGGCCAGAGATAAAAATAAAATCTCCAACCTCAACATCGGTAGTTGCATTCCAAGCAGAATCCGCAGCAGAGCCATCTCCACCAGCAACGTTTATTATTATGGAACTGCTTAGAGGCTGATAAGTGTCACCTCTAATTAGAGAGTATGGTCTGCGGGCCATTTATGCGTCTCGATCTAGATCGTCAAGGTCTAAGATTTCTTCTTTAATTGAATTATAAAATTTCATTTCAGGCTTAGAATCTAGCACTCTGTCAATAGAGTTTCTAAGAATCTTCAGAACGGCAGGACGAGATCTATTGGTTTCTTCTTTGGCCAATAAGGTCTCAAGCATTTTGAGATCGCCGCTAAGTACCATCTTTGATAAATAGTATCTTTGCATTTCGCGGATGGGGGTACTTAGAACCATGTCCTCAGAAGTAGTGCCGATTTGTGGAACAAAGTCTCGGCTTATCTCGGTGACAGTGCCTGACAGTTTGGCTGAATCCAAAATGGTAAGTTGTTCTGTAGAAAATCCTTCTAAGATTTCTGAAGTAAGTTCAGCATAAGGATTTGATCTAGATAAGATGATATCTGTATCTGGTAAGGCCCAGAAAGTTCTCGGTGGGTTTAGATAAATAAACATAGTAGCTCCTCAGCTAGTTAACAGTACTCTTAAGTATATTAAATAACTGAGAATTTATCTACTAAATTATCTTTGGATTACACTACGGTCAGAGCGGTGAAGGGAGTACTAGCTAAATGGCGCTTTACATTCTGGACTGCCAGTTCGCATTGGCCCTTAGCTGCGTTCTTGGCACCATGGACTCTTGGCAGGTCTAGAGAAGCAGTGATGACCTGGTCGGCAACGTCAATATTTGTGATGGTTGCTTCTATGACAAATCTAGAATTTCCTGGGGTCGGGCCAGGACCATTGTGGTTCTTGGCTGGTTGAACATAAACAAAAACTTTTATGTCTGTATCTTCTTCCCCGAAGTTGGTTCCTGTTATGGTTAACACTGTGGTCCCTGATAATGAAATTTCACTGTCAGGGGTTTGGTCGGTTTCTACATCTGACACAGTTGGGGCATTCGACAAAGACCAAACTGTTGAACTGACCTTTAGGTTCGCAGCATCATATGTAGTGGTTCTTGTTAGAACCACGTCGCTATCTTCGTCTGCTGAATCCCAAAGAAATGTTGCAGTTTCTGTTTCAGTTCTAACTACGACTTCGTTGCTAAAGACCCACGCTGGCTCAAGCATAAGTTCATGCATCCGACCATACATTTGGATAAACTGTACAAATTCCATTAAGAATTCTCCTCTTCAACTTCCAAAAAAAAATGGAGGCAGCGGTCAGCCACCTCCATTGATGGAGCCACATCTTAAGTGGCCATTAAGGCTAATGATGATTATCTAGTTTATGGCCAAGCTATTACTGTGATAACGTCCCCAGCAATTGCGTTTGGAGTTGCCGCTCCGCCACTAGTATATAGGACATCGCCTTCATCAATTTCGAAAGTATCAGCCGAAAGCGCTTCTGCGCCAGCAGGAGTTCTGATAAATCCTGTAGCACTTAGAACCTGGACCATGAATCTAGTTACAACAAATGGGAATGAGAATCTTGCACCGCTAGCGATCATCGGGGCTGTTACAGCCTTTGACTGGGCAGCACAGGGCTGAGCACTTGCGGCTTTCCCGCCAAGGGTATTTAGATTAACATTGCCAACGTCCCAGATCGACGCAGGCGGAGTAAGGGCTTCTGCCAAAACAATATTTGGGTTGGCGCCTACGGCTTGGCCGCCAACTACGGTTGCACTTCTAACTCTGATCCCAGTAGCAACTTCATCTGCTACTACGGATTCTGTACCATTAGCTAGTGCAGGAGTAATGCCATCCTGCAAGAAAATGGTTGGATGTTCGTTGTCAACGTCATCTGCGTTAATAGCAGCAATAAGATTATCAAGTTCGGTTGCGGCTACTCCTGTGGTTGCCACTGCGATATTGGTGTCTAGGGCCACCACACCTGCTGGAGCTACGAATTCGTAGACATCAGCGCCAATGGTTACTGTATTTTCAGCATTGACTGCATCACCAAAAATTAGAACCGCTGTTGCTACTGCTCCTGGTTCAATTTCTGCCAGTGTAGCCGTATTGGTCGCTACATCGGCGTGGTCCGAACCATCACCGGCTACGTGAACCGAATTGGTTGCTACGTCGGCATGGTCTGAGCCGTCACCAGTTGTGTGAATCGTGTTAACTGCGATATTGGCTAATACAACGTCCTCGTTCGGGACTGAGATTGTTCGGTTACCAGTTAGAGAAGCAGCACACTGGAAGGTCGCCGTATTTACCCCGTTGTTAGTTGCTTCTTTAAGGATAACTTTGCCACCAACGGCAGCAGTTTCTGCTACAAGGGCATCAACTACAAGCTCTGCTGTATCAACAGCAGCCTGGGCGGCATCAGCGGCATCAGCAATCCCCTTAGGAGAGAGATCTCTTTGTGACATATTGTTCTCCTTAAAATTAGGGTGAGGGGTCGAGGCCCCTCACCCACTTAGGGTTATACTACTGCGACTGCGCGGTTGATTGTGCCTATGCTGCCATTGACGCCAATGGTTGCGTGAGCAGGTAGAACGATCTTGTTAGATGTAACAACAACGTTCTTTGCGCATACGATGCCAAGACCACGATCACGATCACGGAAGGTGTAAGCCTCCTTGAGCTTGATCTTGAGAACATCGGTTTCTGGGTCTTTCCATTCGCTGGTCTGGACAGGGTAATCTTCAATGTAGAAACCAAGCTGAGCAAGGTCACACATGATGACTGTGGTTCTGTTGTTGACTGTATCGAAAGGAACGAATGGGCTTACGATTACTCTGAAGTTGATGCCTAGGTAAGATGGAAGCGTCGGAGCCACGTCGAGCTGTGGGCTCCACCCACCAACTGCTGTGACATCTGCTGGATCTGCGGCATGAGCTGAGTGGACTCTCTGTGCAGCGCCAGTTACACCTTCACCGCCACGGTAGGAAGCAAAGTCGTTACGGGCTGGGCTACCGGACCAAGGCTGATTGAAATATGGTTGCCCATTCATCTGAGCAAACATCCGCATCTGAGCATCACCAAGGAACATTAAGTAGGTGAGTGGATGTACGATAAGAGCATTGGGGATAAATCCGTTGTGCTGTACCTGCATGTACATCTCGATGATATCATCTACAGTTAGTGAACCGTTAAGAGCCCCATCAAGGTCGCGACCAGTGGTGCAACCAAAAATTGAGTCTGCTGGGGTGGCGTTGTCATGAGTAACGCTTGCAGCGTTATAAATCATGTTGAAGCCTTCTTCCTCTTTGAACCGAGCAAGAGCCTTAGCAGCCTGGCTGGTGTACATGGTGATCACGTCGAACTGGGAGTATCGTAAGATCTCTTCTGAGAACTTGAGAGCGAGACCTGTCCTCCCGATCCGACCGATTTCTGCCCCTGGGCCGTAATCAATCCGGAACTCTGGGAAGGTTTCTAACTCACCAACCCTGAAGTCACCATCAATTGCACCCATTACAGGAAGGTCAATGAATGTGCCTGGGCTGTAAGGGAGTTTAGTTAGCAAAGAGGTCACAATTAAGTAAGGCTCAATGGCTTCCTGCATTGCGTTGTTGATAACTTTGGGGATGAAGAGAGGTGACTCCCACATAGTGAGAACGTCCTTCATTGAGAGGACTGACCCATCAGGGCGTTTGCCGTTGTGGTGCCAAGCATACTCAAAGTCCTTGAAGCCACGGCCATCTTTCTTAGACTCTTCGTCTACTTCCCGAAAGACATCCTTAAATTCGTGGTACTTGAGACCTTTTAAATCTTTAGTCTTCATTGTACTTCTTTCTCCTTAGCGCATGAATAGTGAAACTGTGATGTCGCCTAGTGCCACGCCACTTCCACCAGCAGTATACATGTAACCTGGGTAACCAGCAGTTGCTGAACCAGCAGTTGCGTCAATCGCATTAAAGCCTGGTACAGAAGAATCCCAACGGGTCTGGACCTTATCAAGATATGAACTTGGGAAGCGAGTATTCTTACGAATTACCTGGCCTACAGTCCGCTTGTGGAACTTCTCGATTGCAGCATTGATACGAGCTGTGATGGTTGCATCTGCATCTGAATCGTAATCAGAGGTAGTAAGTGCGGCAACGTGAGGCACGATGTCTGAGTTGCAGTTAAAGGTAACTCTATCGCCAAGAGCGAAAGAGGCCATTGAGGCTGCAATTGCTACTGCCTGACCTTCTACTAGGATCGCAGCTCTGTTGGCGACTACTGGGTAAACTAAACAGTAGTTGGTACGGACAGTAACGTTCCCCTGAAGTTCCCAACCTAGATGACGTAGCTGAGAAGCATCGTAAGGTAGACGGGCTTCTTTATTGGAAGTTACGTCAGCATGTAGTGGGTTGCCTGAACGGCTCATTGCGTCTGAAGCAGTGCGAAGGTAACTGTAAGGTGCAACGCCTAGGTGATCGCCAACGGTGACTGCCTGGGTGAACACACTGCCGATGCCAACTACGACTGCCGTTGAGGAAGCCGCTACAGCTTCATTGTAACTAATCAAGAAAGCAGCATCGTCCTTAAGCATTGAATAAGCGACTGGCTCACCAAGAGCAGCAGCTACGCCACGAGAGTTGATAACGCCATTGGCAACGTCAGTTGCATCGTAGCGTACAAGTGTGGTGAGGTTTGCGTCGGTACAATCTAGAGTGCCGCCACCTACTGCGACTGCCTCAAGGGCAGCCTTAAGAACCTCGATATCAAGTGCAAGACCGGCAGGAACTAAAAAGCCCATACTGTCAAGCGCAACTACTTTTCCGGAAAGAACGACATAGAATTCATCATGCCGTTCATTTTCTAGCTGCAATGGTAGGTAAGGAGCCGGCCAAGTGAGTAAACGTGGGTATTCTGTTGGACAGAATTCAACATTTGGGACCGGAACTCCAAGATCCTTTGCATATCTCTTTGCAGGTAGGTTGTTGGCCATTTCCTAAACTCCTATTGATTAAGGGACAAGGTTAACTGGAATCAGTCCCTGACGCTTTTGTTCATTCAAATAATTCTCAGCATGGGCGGCACCACGAGGACCACTATAGAATTTTTCCCAATATGTCGAAAGGATATCGTGATACTGTTCATTGAGTTTTTTCTGATCAGCAGAGCTTGCTGAGTCAGCGAAATCGCCAACCGTTACCTGCTCACCTGATGCTTCTCTTGCTAACCCATCCTCTTCAAAATCGGAAAGATCAGCGAGACTGTCTTTTAGAGATTCTAAAGTCTTAGATTTGTATTTCTTTAGGGTCTCTTCTTTATCTTTAATCCTCATACCACGAGCAATCTGATTGTCTAGTAGCTGAGAAGCTAGTAAATCTTTATAGGACTTAACGAGTTCAGTCTGGGAATCAGCATAGCGCCGAACTTCAGTTTCGAGACTCTGGATACGTTGCTGCCAAATGGCCTTAGAGGTCTTTAGATCGTCTACTTCAGCGTTTAGTTTGACAAGAGCATCGGTTGTGATCTTTGCAAGACCTAATTCGGTAAGTTGAGTATCAAGGTCTTTTGGTTCTGCTGAAGCAAAAGTCTCTGCATCCTGTTCGGTAGCAGCAACAACGGGTTCTTCTGCCGCGGCTGCATCTGTTTCTGGAGAAACCTCAAAAGCTGACATCTTGGATTCAAGGATTTCTAGAAGAGCAGACTTGCTTTCTGAATCCTTGACTTCACCTAAAAGGGCTTTGATCGCATTAGCATGACAAAGGTCCTTTACTGGGAAGGTTCGGTTAGGACCAATAAAGGCAGAATCTTCTAGATCTTTTAGAAGATCACCAGTTAACTGAGCTGCGTCCTGGCCTAGATGCTTGATGATCTCGGCGTAGTTGCTCTCAGTATCCTTTGTTAATTCTGAAAGTTCAAACATGGTGCTTCCTTGCGGGCCTACAGCTCCGCCTTGTTCATTATCTCCAATTACTTTACTCTTACTTGTTTGTGTGGGATTTATAACTTGCAGATAATCAGAGAAATTTTCTGGTAATTTCGATACGGCAGAGCCCTTTGCGTTAAAGCAGGCCTTTCCTGTATCTAAAATAACGTCTGAGATTATTTCATGTGGTATAGAGTAATTCGTTTTTGAAACTGCATCTGAGAAAGATAAATCTTCTCCAGTTTCTAAAACAAAGGCCGGGGCTGCTGGCACATTCACAAATGAAGCTTCTTTGTACATAAAGCCATAAGGAATAGCAACAGCTACTCGGCCATCAACCATCTGACCACGAGAATGGTCACAATCGTCAGTACGCCAATCAGTTAGTTCACCTTCCAAAACACAAGTAGAGCAATAAGCTCCCTTGGGTTTGAAATCAGTTGAAACAGTTGAGTATCTACCATCAAGTATTTTCTCAATTGCTTCTGCATCAGTAATATCCCAAATGCCTAAGAGGTGACCAGCACCCATATAGGAAGGATTTTCGGATGCATCTAAGAAAGCAGCTACGGTATCTAGTCTGCGTCTTAAATTCGAGTTTTTATCTTTGAAAACAGAAGCTACAGAAATAAGCCTGTCACTAAAACCCATTGCTTCGTTGAAGGTATCAATATATCGAATATCGATCACTCGGCCAATGGCGTCTTTCTCTGTTTCATGATGTCTAAGTACTGGCTTATTAAAAGGTTTTAAGAATGTGTTGGCGCCGGTATACATCTGATCAGGGAGATAGATGGAATGGTTGAGGGTTTCACGACCTGCAAAGGTCATCTTGACTTTTGCTCTTAGCCGAGGTTTGCCATCCTTTGCAGAGTCTTTGAAAGAAATCTTTGAACCCGAAGAGTCAACAAAACTTATAGGTTTCGCAATTGTTGTTGCGAAATCATTAAACTCCATTGGTCTCTTCCAAGCTGATGTTTCAGACATTGGCGTCTCTCCGGATTGGCACTATATCACAACGGCAATTTGCTCTACTAAAAGGTAGTAGATCTAAATCAGGATTCTTAACTCCAATAACCGTGTTATGCCAGATATTATAGTGTTCTCCATCTGGTTCACAGGCTATACTCACTTCATTTATACCATTTGCGTCAAGGGCAGCCATTTTTCCAAGTATATATGCTTGGTGTTTTCTAGAACGTTCTATGAACCGCATTCTAAACTGCAAAGTATCAATTGAAAGGTTATCTCTCTTGCCAATCGCTAGTTCGGCACTTGTCTTGACTAAAGTTTCTCTGATTAGCCGTTCTACATCTTGTTCAAGATCCCTAAACATGGCTCTGTTAATTGCTGAGAGACGAATCAATAAATTGTTATCTATTCTTAGTCCTCTGGCGCCATGAAAGACTTCTTGTTCTAGTTTAGGAGCTAATTTGATGAGTATTTGGTCTTTGGTTGAAAGAAAGAGTTGTCGAACAAAGTTTAGATCTACTTGCTTCTTGTTCAAATTGTGTAGGTCATCGGTCAAATCGCTATAAAGGTCATTCCCCAGATCATCTCTAAATGTAAAACTTGGTTCTAAAGAAGACTTGCTTGCTGAAGGGCCTGAAGCAGTACCGAATTGGTTAGTTGGTTGCTGGCGGTTTTGAGCCTGCGCTTTAGCTGCTTGTTCAATTTCTGGGATCTTGACTCGTTCTTGGAACATGTCGGATTCTTGGTCAGGAGCTAAAACATCAAACCCAGCAAGCATTCTTGCTTCGGTATGACTTATCAAATTGTTTTGGTAAAGTAGAGCAAAGTGGTTTTGTTTTTTGACCTGAGCTTCAAGATCAATTTCCTTGAACTGAAGCTCAACCATATTTTCTTCTGAGAGAACATCAAAAGTAAATGTACTTTCTAATAAAAGTTCTCTGATGATATGGAAATTTAAATCATTAGACAAACATAGCTGGTAAAATTTAACTATACCAATAGCTAGATTTGATAAAACTGTGGCTGTGTTGCCATGTATGCCTATTCGTCCATTCCTTCTGGTGATGAAGAGGTGATTGGGAACACGGTAACAGTAAACTTTCCCACTATAATTAGTAATTTCTACTTGATCTTGTTTTACCATAGAAGTTTCAGATTCTGAAATACTTACCCTTGGTACCCCGGATCTTATAATATGAGCCTTATACCCTAATTTTATAGCAATTTCTTGCATTTGGTCTAAAAGCATCTCTGATGTAGAACTATATGCTCGGTTTGTCCTACCTTCTCTAATATCCGTTGTCCCATCTCCCAGCATTGCTGCTTCAAATGCCACTCTTAAATATTCTTTAGAGTAACTAAGAATCTCACTTGGGAAATGTTTGAGATATGAATAATCTCCACAAACTTCTTCTAAATATAAGTATAGTGACTTACAATTTATTCTAAATCTTACCATTCCATCTGAGTCATGATTTTCACAGAATTTGAAAGGCAAACGTCTTAAACATGCTCTTATTTTTTCAGTTTTTGCTGGATTAATAGTTTCAGACTGGCTAAGTTCGACTCTCCAAGCGCCTTTAACTAGATGACCTTCACTTACGTAATATCCTAAGAACTCTAGCCAGTCATAAATGTTAATCCTATCAAATCTTATACTATTTTCAAATTTTATATTGCTTTTACATGGGACAAATGGTAGCAGAAAGTTTTCTGGTTCTATCCCCTCCCAATTAATTCCACCAGTCCTAAAACTGAATCTATGTCCAGTAAGCGATTTTGCTTGTATCTTTTCCCATCTCGGATTTTGAAATTGATTCATTAATGCCCACATGTCATGTTCAGGAGTTACCAATACGTCTACGTTTTTGTTCTTAAAATGGTGCATTGGCCCTTCATAATCATATAGATAAATGCCACCTTCCGGTTTATGATACTCTAAACCATTAGTCTTAGGATTAAAAGTTGCTATTTTTTCTTCCTCCTCTATCTCCCAATAATATTTCCAACCATTTTCTGTTAATGTTTGAGTGTCCTCTGAATAGCAGGCCCTGTTCGCAGTGTTCCCATCGCCGAAGTCTATCTCAGATAAAGAAGTTCCAGTGATTACTCTTTTCTTGAAGTATTCTAAAAATGGTTCTGCTCTTAAGGCTCTACTTTCTGCACCAATACCTGTAATCTCATGTCTGAATGAGGTAACAAGCATTGAGTCAGTAGGGGCATTTCTTAATTTGTTCTCAACTGATTCAATTTCAGTTAAGCCATTCTCTGTTCTGCGAACGTCTGGATAATCTTTAGTTCCAATCTTGTATTGGTAGAGAGGATATATGTGTTGGTAGACTAAGTTCTCAACATGTTCTTCGATACGACGTAAAGCAGCAACGTCATCTGCCATTGGGGTGATAGGTGGAGCTGCTGTTATGAAGTGGGGTTTCTTGAAGATATGTAAGTGAATTACGTCATCAGCTGGGAAAATTTTGAATCTTCCATCAGGCATTACATGCTTATAAGCTGAGACTTTGTAATCTTTACCTATTCTTGTTTTAATGGTGTTTGGGCTAGCGACGAAATAACCGGCAACTGGTTTAATAATCTTTCCATTAACACTTCTAACTTTGCCACCAGAAGCTTCTGGGTCTCTAACTTTTAGGATATAACAGTTGTGCCATCTTAAAAGAGTAGATATGATTTCTGAGAAAAGGCCAAACATAGTCTGGCCTTGTGCTATCTCTAGTTGGGAGAAACGTTTCTTGATATATTCAGTTGTTTGTTTGTTTTTGCCGACTAAGGCCCAGCCTTCTTTGACTGCTAAAGCTAATTTCTTTAGATTACCCTGATATATGTAGGATTCAATATCCTCTATAGTGCCAGGATCAATCATATTATATTCTGGTTCGTGGAAGTCGGCAGTATCTGATCGTCTAGAAGAAACGTTAGGTTCGAAATAAGTTAGGGTTGGTCTTTTTACTGCTGGAGAGCTAAGTCTAACGAGAGAAATATGGCTAGCAGGATTATCTGAAGGTTTAGCTACATCGGCAAGACTAGCAATCCAGTCACCAGGAGTTCTTTTACTGGTTGTGAAATCAATGATTGTTGATTCAGACATTTAGCTTAACTCCTCTACATAACGTCTAATAAGGTCTTCTTCTGAAGGATTTACTTTACTTAAACAATCGTTAAGTGAGAAGGGAGTAGTTCTTACATTTGTTTGGTTAGAACTGGACAAAGAGGAAGTGTTTGTTTGGCGCGGTGCTACTTGGCCACCTGAAGAAATTGGAACCCTATTGGCTCTTCCATCTTCTAAAATACTTACTCTATCACCTTCTACGGTAGTATTAATATCATTAACAACTTTTCTGATATTGTCTTCAGAACAAAGTTCATCTAGATTCCCAAGACTAACAATGACCTGTATTATGTTGCGAAGGGTAGCTGCATTCCTTAATTGGTCATACCAGCTGATGTTTTGATTAGTAAAGAGCCACTCGCCGCCAAGAATGTCTATTACTGCATCTTCTAGTAGAGAAACCTGTAACTGAGTCCAATCAAGAACATCCTGAACCATTGCTTTTAGATATGTTGGGATATCGTCAGTGAGGTCATGGACCATATCTTTAGTGCCTTGACGCAAGAATTCTCTAGTTCCTTTGGTAAGGTCTACAGTATTTTGCATGAAGTTGTCTGTCTTTTCGCCGGTTAGTTCCTTTCTGAAGTGGATAGAGTCTGGTCCTAACGAGTTTGAGATGTTTAAATCTCGAATTGATTCAGCAGAAGTCTGAATTGCATTAAGGACGCATTCTACTTGATCAACTAAATACTGAATATAGAAGTTTAAGAAGTCCTCTAAACCACTGATGTAGGGCCTTAATAAAGAACCTAAGATGTCTTTAAAGGCAGATCCTAGATTGAACTTAATGGAATCTATAGTCTTGGTAATAAAAGCGGTGATTATGGCGATAAGGACCATGAGGTCTTGAGGACAGAGATTCCTGAATGATCTTAATAGGTTGCATAGCTGGTCAAGCATAGGATTTCCTTTGAAGAAATCATCTATGTTAGTTAACCATTGGAATCTAGCCATCAGGTCAAAAGTGAGTAGTTTTTTGAGCCTTTCCCAGTCAATATCAGGCCAATCCCAAATCCCCTTACAAGGGATACAATCTTCTAGATCTTTAAAGATCCTATCAGTATTGTTGTCTTTTGGGTCGGAGACTGCTGGTGAAAGAACCGAACCTATTCTGCCTGCTTCTTCAGTTAACGAATTCTCTCTACTGCCAATCGAGCCCTGATCTTTGGGAGACATAACCCGAGACTGGGCGCCAGAAGCCCTGAGGGCTCTTTTGCGGGAAGTTTCACTTACGCTAATGGTTCTCATTAGGTCTCGGCTTACAAGAGCCTCCGAGGCGGCCACAGGAGCCTTGGAGCCAGTTTCAATCTCGCCATAAAGGAACCCTTCATAAGCTTCTATGACTGCCTGAAGGTCTCTCTTTAGGGATAGGGCAACGACCTCATTCATAGTATGTCAACTGGATTTAATGGTGGGATGGCTATTGGTTTTCCGTCAATTGGTTGTCTGGAGGGCAAAAGGGCAACCCCTTCACCCGTTGGTTGGGGTGTACCGCCAGGGATCACCAGACTCATACCTACCGCTCCACTTGGGACGATAGTTGGGGGGATAATGGGGGGTGCAGGAACGATCCCAGGAGAAGTTGGAGAAGCAGGGGTAACCGCAATCAGCAAATGGGTATGACCAGTAATGGCAGATAAAATAGCCTGCAAGGTAGCTGCAACCTGTTGGAATGCAGCTATGATATCTGCTTTATGTATGAAGTCAATCATCATCAAAGGATAGATGCGATTATATAGCTGGAAAAGCTGCTCTTCAGCAACAGAAGCAGGACTTCTATTTAAAAGTTCACTTACATTACTAGACAATGCCACTGGCTGACTCCGCTAATTCAATAGAAACATCTTTATCTAGTTCTAGGGCTTTTAAGTACATATCGTAAGTAATCTGTGTGTTGGCGCCTTGAAATACCCGGTTAGTAGCTTCAGCTAACTCTCTTTCTACATTGGGGTCATAAACTAGAATTAAATTCTTTGAACGGCCCTTGATGGTATCTAAGTGTTTTCTGGCGGCATCAATAACTTCGCCATAGCCTTCAGCTATTTCACCAAGTTCTAATGGTTCAAATATGTTCTCAATTTGCTCTTTAAAACTAGTAGTTGCTACGAAGCCTGCTTTCTTTTCTTTTGTGTTGGCAGAAGTGGGCTTTTCAAATAAGACTTCTTTCTCGTGATTATCAAAACCTTTGACCCGAGAGCGGCTACGAATATCTACTTCTACTCCAAAGGTTGTACTAGGCAACTAAATTCTCCGTATAATCCAACTTTAGATAGAACTGTAGAGAGCCAATTGGGGTTCCCTTGGTCGCCGATACTCTAAGCCAGAATGGATAGTAGTTTAGGTCTGAACCAGCAGCAGAACCAATTTCAGGGAACTTAGTATCGATTTGGCCCACGACTGGAGATTCGATAGAAGCTGCCGAGTTGATAGGGGCTGCATCCCATCTTGTTTCAGAAGGCTGTGCGTCGCCTGAAATAAGCTTTATAGAAATGGTTCCATCAACAACATCAGAACCGTTAGTAGCAATAGGCTTAAGCACAATATCAGTGTAGTATTTATCATCATCTTCTATAGAATTCTTTAAATAGAGTTTAGTTGTCGCAGCAGTCCCGCCGGGAGAAGTCCTCAATGAAACTGGTAAAACAAAATCTCCTTGTGAAATTTCTTCAAAGGTCATATCTGATCCATTAAGTTTAAAGATTTTTAATGCCATATTACCTACCTGATGTTAGAACGTCTAATCGCGCTTCTGTTTGAGCCTGGCGAAAGTGATGTATTTTTTTGTCTTTGGTCGCTGAATGGACGGTAAGAAGGGCTGTATTGTCCAGTCTTAATCTCGCTGGGAGCAAGCAAGCCAAATTCTCGATCTGATTCTACCATCTTGTCAAGACCTTTTTGCTTATCTATTGTACGGCTTGTAGGCCGATGCTTTTGGTAAGGACTTGGCATTTCGGAAATGTTGAGGTCAGTTGCTAGACTCCGTAAGGTTTCAACTATCTGAACATCTGAATTGAAAACTGGCTTTCCAAGTCTTGAAAATTCCTTCATGAATGCAAATAAGGCCAGCATGAAAGCATCTAGCCTATGGTCCTCAACATCCTCACTGATGGTTGTATAGACGGGCCTTCCGCCAGAACCTATTTTCGCAATGATAAAACCACGAAGTTGTTGTTCAAGTATCGAGTCATATCTTGAAAGTTGGATCAAATCGCCTTCCAACATTCGAACTGCATTTTCAACTACTAAAGGTTTAGCAAAGTCTATTCGCTGTTCACCGGTAAGCGGGTGAGAGATGGTGATCTTGCTACCAAAGTCGATTGGGGTTATGATGCTAGCAAGACTTTTCAGCTCTTCGTCTTGCCCTTTCATCGAACCTATTTCTTCTAAAAATTCTACCTGGACGCTTCCAGCTCCTCTATCCACATAAATAGCAGCAGGCTTCCACTTCCTGGTAAGGTCAATGATCTCTCTCATGGCCTGCATTTGGGTGTGGCCTTCTCGGAAGACTTGCCCCATGTCAACAACAGTGTATTTAGGAGGGTTTAGTTGGGAATCGGCGCCAACAACAACAATCTCAGTTCCATGAACTGGGTTCCAATCAACGCCTATCGTGTATATCCATGAAGGGTCATACCTACTATTTTTGTATTCGTAATCCCCTGCGTTTAGAGCTCTATCAATAAATTCGTGTTGGAAAACACCTTGACCCATTTCACCATGTTCAGCTAGGGCTTCATGGCGGTATTTAATACCAGGGTTTTCCTTTCTCATTTCTGTTTCCATGTCAACGTCCCAGATTGGACGGCACATGGATGGATAATGGAAGGACTTGAATGTTTCGTCCATGTCCCATTTGTAGAACTGTTCGCGGGCGCCTGTGGGAGTCGAAGATGCAAGAAGAATGGTATTTTTATGTTCGGTTAAGATGAACAAGATGGCTTCAAGATCGGTTCTGCCTACGTAAGCAGCTTCGTCAATGATAATCATGTCGGAGCCTTGACCCCGAACTGTCTCTCCGCCAGAAACAAAGCCTCTTATCCTTGAACCATTTTGCAGTTCAAGAGCCCTGTAAGGAGTCCTAACAAAACGTCTCTTTGAACTTTTAAGACTGGGAGAGCCTTCAACGTACTCATTGATGATGTCAAAAATATTGTCAATATGGGAAAGGCCTGGGGCAATAACAATTACTTTATAACTTTCATTAGTACACATTTTATGAAGAGCTTTTGTTGCTAAGCTATGTGACTTGCCACTGTTATGGACTAAAATCTTGTCTACAAAGAAGTTGTAGTTATCTTCAATTGAGATATCACGAGTGTCTTCTTCACCATCTTCTTTTATTGAGGTGATTAGGGTTTGTTCGACATCTTTCTTGTTCCCAGTAAGGGTTAGAACATGAAAGCCAACTTCTAAACCATCATCGATTGTTAGCCATCCACGTTCAACAGTGTAAATTGGGTGGTTAGAAGTACAAGTTACTCTTCTCCTGCCTTCAACATTTACTTGGAAGATTTTTTGTTTACCATTCTCAAATACTTCAAGTACTTGTTTTATTTCTATTTTCTTAGTTATAAAGTTGTAAGAAAGAACTAAATCACCAACTTCAATATCGCCAATAGCCTTAATCGAACCATCTGACATTACAATTGGTTCAGTAAGTGGGATACAACGCCTGCCAATACGATAAACACTTCTTCTAGCTGTACACCTAACCATTAACTCTTGGTAGTAAGCTGAAGTAGAATCTAGGTGATATCTTTCTATGTTGTCTCTTGTGGCGCCTTGAGGGAGCCAGGGGCCTCTGTCTCCTGTTTCTTGATTGACAATAGTGATGTTGTCTTGAGCCCATAAGATTGGGTCTTGAATGCGGGCCATTTCTCTGATGGCACCTTCTCCACCCATCGCTCTTACAATACTTGGGTCTGTAATCTGAACTAGATTAGATTCTGGATCGGCGGGTATGCCATCGCATTTGATAGGAAAAGAGCCTTTCTTATAAAGGACTCTCTTTGTTTCTGGATCAATAATGTCATGCTTAGCTACATTTTGTTTTAAGCACAACTTGCATCCAGGATGAAGTTGATCATAGGGAATTAGCATTAAAATTTAAAACCAATTTCTGTTAACTGAAGCCATATTGCTAGGACTTCTTCTTGCTTGTCGATTTAAAATTTGTTGTCTAGATGGCAGATTTCGTATCCTAGAAGAGATAGTGCGACGATTAAGATCTACCAATTCACTTATATCATGAGCAGAGTCCATAGCGGGCATCCTTGCAGAACCACCAAGCGATAATCTACCTATTAGTGGGTCATTCCTATCAATTGATTTAGCAGCCCCCTGAAGTCTTTGGACTATCCCCCTTACTCTATCTCCTCTTTCCAGTCTTGACCTAGCCCCACCAGATGAAAGTCTGCCTATTAATGGATCCGCTCTATTTACTGTTCGTGGCTGTGCCATCTCTGGCCCTGCAAAGAAATTGGTTTCTGCCATAGCATTTTTTATGTCTCTCATTGAACGTAAATTAGATATTCTATTCCTATTTGTTCTTACAGCCTCGCCCGCTCTTGCCGCTCTTGCCGCCCTTGCTTCAACTCTCGGACGTAATTCCTGAATCCGCGCCCTACGAGCGCCTGCCCCAATGCCAGCTCTATTTCCAGGGCCAGCAATTTCAAGGGTGCCTCGTATGGCACTTTGCGCAGAAGGTCCCCTAAACCCAGCCATAAAATTAGCCCTACCTTCAGATGCCTTTCTCCCCAAATATCTTCCTGCTCCGGCAACCCTCCCCCCAACTCGTCTGGCTTGACCAGCCCCAGAAGCCCAGCCTCTACCTAAGGCTTTACCAGCGCCTCTTAGAGCCCCATAACCAACAACTGCCCCAGCAGCATAAAGGCCCATCTTAGCCCAATCTACTCCAGGTTCCACGTTGTATCCTTGGTTGCTTTGAACTGATGTATATGGCATCTTATTTCATCTCCCTGAGTTCTAGTAGTCGAGTAAATATGTATACAAAGAATTTTTCTTTTCCTGTAACAATCACCCGATGACAATACTTACATAGCGTAATGCCATTCTTAGTATCTAAAGTTAGGTCTGGTCTGTCAAATTTTCTTAGAATATGATGAGCTTCTAAAGCTCCGCCTTCTTGACCGCATAACTGACAAGAGAAGCTGTCTCTCTTTAATATAAACATTCTCCAGTTTTTATATTCTGGAGTATTGTATAGATTCTTGGCTTCTTCATAAGAGGTTGATTTTTTGGTTGTTTTGGGCGGAGGGGTTGTTTTCTTCTTCCTCTTTTGGAACTTGATAGAAGCTTTGGTGTTTACCTTAGCTATCCTTTCCGCAAATGACAACATCTAGTAATTTTCCATCTGAATTGCTTAAACCATAAGATAAAAGCTTATAGCCGTCATATGAACGCATAACAATACCTAATAACTTTGACATTGTAGCTTGGCTACGAAAATGCATACCATGCATGAAACAGCCGAATTTAGGGCCAGTTCCATTCAGATAAGTATAAATAGCTACTGATGCCTTTTGAACGTTGTTGTATTTGTCTAACCAACGTAAATGCAAGATGTTAGGATTAAATACATTAAAAGTAGCAGCAAAAAGATCGGTAATGAAGCTAGCACCTCTCAGAGTGTTTTTATCTACTGAGGGTTTTAAAGTATTTGGGGTGTAATCTCTTAAGCTAGAATAAGAAGGTATATGAATATCGTTATTTGGGCGCCAGTGAACTAATTTTCGAGCTTTTTGTAAGAGCTTAACATATAGAAACACTAGCCAAAAACTTAATCTAGTACATAGGAATTTAGTTTTTATTGCCTTTAGCATATTCGTTACCTTTTTCAAGTATCTGGATTACACTTGGAAACATCCCTGGCATATCGCCAACAAAATATAAGTCAAAGTTACCGAAATATTTATCATCTTTCTCATTATCAGTAATAGCTACTATATAACCGCCACTGTTTTTAACGTCTAGAGGAAAATAGCTTTGCTTCTCCTCGTTAGCTGGAACTCTAAAAGCTAATAAAAGATCAGTAGTTTCAACTAAGTCCTGATACTGATGTTCATTTAGCTTTGCAATATGTTTATTAGTATAGAATCTAAAATTTCTACACTTTCTTAAACCAGTTATAACACCTAAAGCCATTGAAGCATCTTTACAACGCATATCTAGATAAATTGCTGGATTTATACTAGTAAATATTCTGTAGATGAGTTGTTTGGTTCCTTCTATTAATTTGGTGTTGTCGGCCATAACATCGATTTATCCGTGCATCATAAGTGCCTCTTGGCCCATAGCACCTTTCGCCGACATTTGCGATCTTGCTATGGCTTGGATCCCTCTCTGGCGCATTGTCATTGCACCTTCTGAGTCAATGAAAGTAGACCTTCTTACTTTAGAATTTCTTCCGTATTTGTGGCCTAGCTCAGACATCTTCCATGGGGCTTCAGCTAAGGCCATCCCTCCCTCAGCGCCCAAGAAGGCACCTGCAACGTATCCAATGGCTGCGCCTATGGGTCCACCTACAAGAAGGCCTGCTGCGGCCCCTAGGGAGCCTCCTGCCTCCCAACCAAGCCATCCGCCAGCGGAGCTGGCAACATGTTTGACCATCCCGGTATTTGGGTCTAAAGGATCACCTTCAGACATTACAGCAGCAATGCCAATATTTAATCCCCAGAATGCCTTAGAGGTTAAAGTCCTGCCAATATTTCTAGCACCTTTGTTTAGATGCTCGCCTGCCGTTCTAGCCATGAACTTACGGTCACCATATACACCAGTTTTACGGTTATATTGGCGGCCGTATTTGTCTGCATGTTCATAAGCTTTTGGTGATCTGCGGGGGCCATAGGTCTCTCGCGCTTGGATTATATCGGCACCTCTTCTGTTTTGACCTAATTTTTTTAATGTGTTCCGGCGCCAGCCTCTATAATCAGTAAAGATATTACCTAAGTCTTTATTGAAGCCAGCCATGCCAGACATTCCTAGCTTGCCAGCAGCTCCAAGCAAGCCTATAGCTGACCCGCCAAAGAAGCCAACTCCACCAGCTACTTTACCAAATATAGCCCTATCTTTGGCTCCAAAATTCCTAAGTCCCATGTTTAGTCGTTAAAACCTAATGAGAATGGATTTAAGAAATCAAGAGCGGCTCCAGTGGCTCCGATCCTGGCAGCAGAAGAAGCAAAACGATAAGCGCCTCTGCCTCTTAAATTGCCAGCCGTTAACCAACTACCAGCCATTTGAGCAGTAGGACCAGCATAAGTAGATGCTGCTGCCGCCGCAGAGTCCCAACGGCCAAGGCCCGTTCTCCCAAGCCTATAAGTGTCCAAGGCGCCACGTCCTAGTGCCGCCATCCTTCTACCTTTAGCTGCTCCCATAAAGCCCTTGAGGCCACCTCTGGCCCATCCACCTTTGGCATTGTTAAGCCCTGACGCCCAGCCTGCCACGCCTTTTTCGTAAGCCCATCGGGCAAATTGGCCGATTTTTGTTGTTACTGACATAATATTATCCTATATGATGACCTATCATCATTTGTTTGTTGTTTCTGACAGCGTTTCTCATATAACTGTTTGCTCTTCTTTGGCCCTTTTGTAGAATACGATGGGTCTTAGTTGAGAGTTTCATTGTTTCAATTACATCTGAGGTTTTGTAACCAGAGCCAAAGTCAGTATTTAGTTTTCTATTTGAAGAAGCCCAACCGTGTCTTAAACCTTCTAGAATATTAAAATCGTCTCTTCCACCAGCAGCTTGCATATCTGAAAGATCATCATCTGGGTTGTTTAATCTGGCGGCCATTGAAGCAGCTTTAAAGTTGTTAAATAAGTCTTTAGGGTCTGTAAAGGTTGTGTTGGTTATTCGACGCTTCATGCCCTCTTGTAGGTCTCTGACATTTTGCCAGCCTTGGAAACCCCACATGCCTTCTTCTTGAGCAGAAGCTTCTTCTTCTGCTTTTCTAAATTCATTAGTATCTACTAATCGACTTGAGATATCACCGAAGGGCAAAGAAGCTGCTGCGCCCTGTCTGACTAGTTCTAAGTTGATGTTTTGGCCATCAGCGCCAACCAAAACCCCAACGTCACGACCATAAGTAGAACCACCAGTTGGATCAATAATGGCTCTTAATGAATCTTGTTGAGCTAGAATATCTTTTAATCTAGTAGCAGCTTGAGAGCCATAAGGCTGATCTTGATTTACTCTATTAGTTGAGTAATCTTCATCGTGTGAAATTTCAGGAGCATCAATACCAGCTAGACGAATTGTTCTTTCTTTGCCGCCTTCCATTAGTAATCTGATAGTATCAGCATCTTCAACGAAGTAATCTTTAATTTTTATACTAGCTGAACTTGGATGACCATATTTACGGTTTAAGCCTTCTACACCATAGACAGAGAGGTTATATTTATCTTCGTCAGACATGCCTTGCCAAGGAGAACCGAAACCGAAGAAGTGTCTGAGCCTAGCCATTATACCTTTTTTGCCAGTTATAGGAGCTTCTTCTTGGAAACCAGGAATAGTATTGCCTTGGATGTTAGCTTGGATGCGGTCAGGGGCTTGGCCGTGTTGCATGTGCAACTGAGCTTGGAGTTGCATATTCCTGGTTGGAACTTTTTTGGTAGGAGCTAAAGCTTGAAGTTTTTGAGCTTCGGCGGCACGCCAAACTGGGTCAGAATAATAGTCAAAACTTTCTCTAACCCGAGCCATATCTTCAGTAAAGCCTTGTCCCAGGGTTATATCTTGAAATGTTAGATGATTTTCAGAAGGGGTTCGACGAACTCTTAATGGCTTAGTTGGGGTGCCTGAAGCAGCAGCATAAGGATAACCAAAATCAATAATACCAATTTCATGTTTGCCCTGTGGCGTTTTAACACGCATCATATTACTAAAATGCAGATCGTTATGAAAAATACCAACTTTGTGTATTGCTCTTACGGCATCTTCAATCTTTCCAACGCCCATAGCAGCAAGTTCGTCAGCCGGTACGTCTCCTAACAGTTCACCAGGAAAATACTCCATATCTATATGTCTGCGTGAATGCCCATAAACAGTTGGGGCAACTGAATCTTCTGCACGTGTTGCAAATTCGGCTTCGTGTTCTCCTATCTTTCCTCTTTTACGTACAAACTGGAAGGGTTTGCCTCGGACTGTAGTCTCCATGAGATAAGATGTGCCGAATTCACCTTTACCAAGAATTTTTAGTTCTTTAGCATTAATAAAAGCCTGTTGCACTGCTTTGTCTCTGAAGATAGAAGCTAATGTTTCTTCCGCTCTAAGAAGACTTCTTAATGGATCCCAACCTGAACCGAAATCAGTAATCCTATTTCTATTGGCACCGGCAACACCACCATGCCTGAGCCCTTCAATGGTATTATAAGCATCGTCAAAACCAGAGAACTGGTTTGATTGGACTGGGGTTGGTGTAAAGTAATCCAGGATTTTATTAAAAGATCGAACCATTTCTTGTTCTGGTTCGGGCTGCCTTACACCTCTAGGAAAGAAATAAGAGGCTCCGAAATCAATCCAAGACATTCTGCCACTAGATTTGTCAAACAAGATATTTCCACCATGAATATCTTCGTTATAAACGCCGTATTTTCTAGAAATGTTTAACATTTCTTCTAGTTTTGGTTTGAGCTTTTGCTTTAATCCTGGGGCATCATAGATGTCAGCCACCCTGGTCCCTGGCATTAACTCCATATAGAGTCTGTTTTTTGCAAAAAGATATGGGGTTGGTGTAAGGTCTGAATCGCTAAGTCTTCTTAATGCAAGGGCCTCTTGTTTAATATCCCTTTGGGCTAACATCGCCCAGTTATTTATGAATTCTGGGCTTTTACCAATGGTATCTTCGTTAGTAAGGAGGTAGTCTATGCTGTGAGGGGTCTTTCTAACATACTTGAATGGAACAGTCCCTAGCGCAGTCTCCATCAAGTCTGCTTTGCCAAACTTGCCAGTCCCAAGTTCTTTTAGAATTTTACCTTCTTCTAACAATCTTTTTAGATTAGGGTGATTCAGTATGTCCCCAAAACTCATATTGGCTTGCTTAGCCAATTGCTTTAATGGATCAAATCCTGAACCGAAGTCAGTAACTTTGCTTCTAGTTTCTCCTGCGAAACCTTGGTGCCTTAAGCCTTCAATAGTGTTGTATTCATCGTCTCTACCAGAGAAGAGCCAACCACCAGCGAGCATGGCCCCACCAACCAGAAGAGCTGTAGGCCAGTTTTCTTTGGCAAAAGAGGAAAGTTTTGTTTTAAAACCAGAAGGTTTTACTTCTAGCGGGATGCCTATCCTGGAGGTAATCTGCTTATCAATTTTTTGGGAGAGTTCTTCAAATAAAGACTCAGTCTCAAGAAGGGCACCAGAAGTGGAACCTCCTAATTGAGTTTTCCGAGCTTGATAAGGAGCAATATACTCTCTACGTGCTTCTTCTAAAGCGGCTTTGTAGTCCGGGATTACGCCATGACGACCTTTGGCTTGCTCTTCCCAAGAACTAACTAATTCATTAATGTCTGTAGTATAGTATTCTTTGTTCGATGGATGGACTGCTTTTCTGGTGACGTAATGGTAGACTTCTTCACTATAAGCACCAGTTTCAGGATTCTGAGTATTTAAGGTCATCTTACCAGGTATTGGATCTGGTTTTGTTCTGGCGCCCCTCAACAAATCCCAATCAGGTCTGCCTAATTCCTCACTTAGCTTAAACTTCTCAATATCTCTAAAAGTACTAACAATGTTCTTAACTAAACCACGCTGTTTAGCATAGGGAACAATATCCCCCATATTCTTGAAGAATTTCTGGTACTGTTCAGGTAATGTCTGGTTCTCAGACATCAAGTTACCAGCAGCATAAAGGTGTCTAGTTAGTTCTCCTTGTAAAGCTGCGTCTCCTAGGCTTGTGTGCCTTTCGCCGATACCAAACATACCTCTTGAAAGAGCTTCAATCCCAGTGCCAGCAAATAGTTCACCAGTCTGAGGCATAAAGCCTCTACTCTGAGCCATCGCAAAGACAGACTTTGTTAAATCCATCATTTCAAAGACTCTAGTAGTTCCTTGTGGGCGTGGTCCTCCTAAAGCTCTCTTATATTCTCCAAATACCCCTTCCCATCTGCTAAGATACTGTTCAACTGGAGTTTTAGAATACTGTCCTTGGTTAGCAAGGACAGTAGCTCTTTTAATCCCTATATCAGTAGTATAAAGACCTGTACTATGAGTTTGTAGATTGTTCTTCTTTGCCCATTCTAAGAAAGCGTCAGGACCCTGGACCTTTTCGCTGCCTAGCCTAGCATTGATAAATTCTCTCTCATGTCTTAAGTTCTGGACCCAGATATCCCTACCAGAAAGCTGATCCAGAGTCTGAGCAACAATGTCTCTCTGTCCTAAAGGAGACTTTCCAAATATATCTAGAACGTCCTGAGCAGGCATGCCAAAGCGGTTCTGGAGACTACGTTCAGTAAACCCTCCAACATAACCCCTTGAGGTTCCTGCTATATTTGTTGGTCTTGCAAATGCATGAAAGAATTGGGGATTGTCAACTCCATGTTGAACCCCAGATTCATATATTGGAGTTGAGGAATGTAAGTCACCAGTTTCAATGTCAAACATTGAAGCATGTTTAAATGCTGATTGTAGATGACTTTCTAAAGAGGTGGGTAGTTGTGGACGTTGAAGGGCTAGCCCAGAATAATACTTAGCGGCTTCTAGCTCCTCAAAGTGTGGATTGATTGGCATAGTGATTAATCATCTGTGGGCCGATTTTGTTCTTCACGTTGCTGCAAAGTAAGGGTTTGTAATCTTCTAAGTTCTTTAAGCAGATTGGTTTGTATACTAGAAGCATCAGTGAACTTGCTGGTCTCTTGAGCCGAGAGTTTCCTTTGGTCGTAACGAGTAGCTACTAGATCCTTTCTGATCTTGTCTTTTCTAAAATCTAACTTTTCTTTTACCTTAAAAGCATCTGCAATATCTTTAACATATTGAGTCCTTGTTCCAGTTTCGTCTTCCATAACTGAAACAATCTTCTCTTCTGTAAGGTCTTGATATCTAACTGACAAGATGGTATTCATCCTGCTTTCAAGCACTTCGATCTCAGCTAGTTCAAGAGCCAATCTTTGATCAGTAAAGTTTCCATCTTCATCAGTAAGGTCAAACTCTTGAGCCAGTTTAATCAGGGTATCTCTAAAGATAGTTTCTTCGATTGGACAATTTCTGTTGATGGGTAGGACGTTACGAGCTTCGCCTTTTCTGTCTATCTCCTCCTGAATGGCGACTAGGGGGCACGTGGCCGCGCGGGGACAAGCTTGAGCCCCTCTACAAATCATAATACTTCCGATTGAAGCCCCAGTACTCATCCGATACTGAGCAGCTTGTAAGGCTTGAGCCTCTGCTGGGGTCATCACAATGTCAGCATACTTAGCTGGGTTAAACTCTAGAGCTTTAAACCAATTATGCTTAACTAGATTGCCCTTCTCGGTAATAGCAGTACCATCAAACCTGACTAAAGCCATCTTATCCCCACGGGGCATATTCTCTAATGGTTTATCTGAAACCCCGTCATCTTTAATCATTTAATTCACTACTAATTTCTCTTAACAAATCTTTTAATTCTGTAAACTTACCCAATTCATGTTTCTGCATAAAATCTTTCAAACAAAGCTGAACATATTTACAATCCAATGGGTCATCTTTACTTGAAGCATTCATCAGAGAAGTGAATCTCTGAACATCAAAGCCATCTCTCTCAAGGAGTTTCTGTAAAGCCCTCAACTTGGGTAACAAATTCAACAATTGGATTAAGGAAATATCCTGGATATTCTCTTTGAATAACAGTTTCAATTTTGTTTTCATTATAAGTCTCGGCTTTAGGGGCCAACATGTTGAACAGAAAGGATACCACAACGGCAAGAACAGCAGCACCAACAGAAGATATTATAGTCCATTTACCAGAAAACTTATTAGTGCTATTCTCAAGTAGCCTAAGCCTGTCTTCTTTATCTTCAATACTTTTCTCAATAGCTATTAACCTAATTTTAGCACCAACTGCATCTTCTTGGGAGTAACTTTGTAGTCTTCCTTTGAGATCAGATACATCAGACTGTATCTTTTCATAATTATCGTTAAGCCTTTCAAGTTCTTTAAGAACATGTCGGGACCATTCATTCCATCCATTTTCACTTAACCCATTCGCTCCACTCATACCTTGTTCCCTCCCCATGTTCGTGAACAAATTCTGTTCGTGAACAAGCTGCGCACATGAACAAATTAGTTTTTGATTTGAAATGGACATAAGAAATCACGGTCTACAACGCAAGCAAAGGTCCCTGAAGGACAACACGTCCCGATAACACAAGAAAGCCCAGTACTACCATTGCGCCAAAACCTCCATTCAACCCTACTGAACATTGTATTAGCTAATTTCATCCTGGAAGAAAGTCTACAGACTTCATTCTCTTCAAGATTTCTAAGAGCAATTCCTAGATCTAAAACATCATCAGTATGAAAAACATCAATAAAGGGAATTTCACCATTAACACAAATGCCAGTAGAGAACTCAAATTGCTTGTTAACCCTTAAGAACCTACCTCTCTCTGCATCTATAATAGCGCATATCTCAGAAGACATATCAAAGAAGTTCTGTAACAAGCTAAGCTCTTTTAACAGTAGCTCATTCTTGTTAACTAGGTGAGGGGTTAACTCTCGAAGTTTTGCCAGGTGTTCGCCCATACATATATGTTCCATAGTGGTCAGAACCAATTCAACTATCAATAACCCGTTCACTTCGCTATTCGCTGTACTCATACCTTGTCACCTCCTTGCAGTCGGCAACAAGCTACCCAGACTGGAGTCAGCCATCTGCTGTGAAATGACCAGGATCCATTTTAAGCCCTCAGAAAAAAGGGGCCTCTACCCTGGCCTAGGTGAAGGCATTTGCTTGCCTTAAAACGCAGCTGAGGAGTTTAAGGGGCCATGTATCGATGTCCCCCAGGGAGTGTTCGTTCACTTCGTTCACTTTGACCAAGAGGGTTTGGTTTTGTTAGACAAGAGCTTATTCGTGACCCCTGGGAACGAATAAGGTACGAGCGATAGCGAGTAGGGTTTGGTTTTTGTTTGGGGCGAACTGGGCTTGTTCATGGCTTTGAGCAGGACTAGAACTGGGTCTTAGAAGAACGCGGACCACATGGCAAGCGTTCTTCTCTTTAAGGGCACCAGGGGCTATTTTAAGCCCTCAGAAAGTGCCCTTAAAGAAAATTAAA